CTTAATACGAGTAAGAGAGAAACTCGTTTGATGGGTGCTGTAGAACGTCACGTTCTATCTAAGCCCTTTGATGAGCGTGACATGAGTTACATTCATCCTTCAGATATTATTAAAGATGACTGGTGTGCATTAGCACAATACCATGCTGTGCTAGGTAATTACGTAGAGACTCGTGACAAGACTACAGCTCGTCTTGCTTCTATCTTTGAAGAGGGTCATACTATCCACGCTAAGTGGCAAAACTGGTTTAAAGAGATGGGTGTTCTTTACGGTAAGTGGCAAGAAGAGCACGGTACTCCTTGGGCTCTTTCTGATATTGTGGATTCAAATGCTAAGTATCTAGAGGTACCTCTACGTAGCAACAAGCATATGATCCGTGGTCATGCTGACGGTTGGATTCGAGGACTCGGTGATGATTGTCTTATTGAAATTAAGTCTATCGGCTCAGGTACTCTTCGCTTTGAGGCACCTGCCATTCTTCAACAAGCTAATGGGGATATAGAACAAGCTTGGAAGAATATTAAAACCCCTTTTCGTGTACATCAGTTACAGGGCCAGGTATACCTACATCTTTGCCACCTAATGGTTGAAGAAGGTTTGTTGGATGTTGCACCTAAAGAGATTGTATTTATTTATGAGCTTAAAGCTAACCAAGATTACAAAGAGTTTGTTGTAGCTTACAACCCAGACTTTACTAAAGAGATCTTTGATAAAGCTTTGGATGTTGCTTGGGCTGCGGACAATAAGCGTCCTCCCTTATGCAGTATTGATCCTGCTAAAGGGTGTAAGCGTTGCGAACCATTTCAGGAGGCAAAGTGAGTATCAGTAGAGATGTACTAGCTGCAGTTAACGAGCTAGGGTTTTCATTAACTCCAAAGCCAGAGGTAGATATTCCCATGCTTCCTCGTGATATTACTGAGCTGGATGATGAAGGTCTAATGGATCTATTTGTACAGTTTACTCAATGGAATGATCACCTTGCCGGTGCTCAAGCTATTGCTGTTATCAATGAGCGTGAAGCACAGCGTAATCTAGACAACGCAGAAGCCAAGGCAATGCTTAAGCATTGGACTGGTGCTAAAGGTGACCGTGTAGCTCTTGTAAAAGCACAGATTGCTGATAGCCAAGAGATTCAAGATCTGCAACATGAGCTTGATGTTAAGTATGCTTTTCGTAAACTAATTGAGACTAGAACTATGAACGTAGAACGAGACTCGCAGCTTGTATCACGTGAGCTTACACGCCGTACTTCAGATGGTGGTGGGATGAGGGCTAGAACTAGGAGGTTCAATACATGATCGTAGGATTAACAGGTTACGCACAGTCAGGTAAAGATACTGTAGCTAAAGTCTTAGTAGAGAACTATGGTTTTACTAGAGTAGCTTTTGCAGACAAGATTAGGGAGTATCTTTACGAGGTAAATCCTATGTATGATTCTATTGTCGGAGAGCCTATGTTTGTAAGGGCAAAGGTAGATCGTGACGGTTGGGATGATGCTAAGCAGCATCCTCAAATTAGACGCTTATTACAAAATGCAGGTGTAGGTGCTCGTAAACTTTTTGGCGATGCTTTCTGGGTTGCCAAAGCTGTAGAGGGTTTAGACTGGAACAAGAACTATGTTTTTACTGATGTTAGGTTTACTAACGAAGCTAACCTACTTAAGAAGTGGACACCAGAAAATACTCAAATCTGGCGTATAAAGCGTGTAGGTGTTCAGGCTGTAAACGGACATGTTTCAGAGCATGAAATGGATGGGTATAAAGTAGACCAGATCTTTGCTAACAACGGGACTATTGAAGACCTAGAGCTTATGGTTAAAACAAGGATGGTGGCATACGCAAATGGCTAAAGCTTCTATTGATTATAATATTATGACTGAGCTTCCAGAAAGATTTTGGGATAAAGTTAATAAGACCGATGATTGCTGGTTATGGACAGGTAAAATAGATGACGGCTACGGTAGGTTTCCATACAAAGGCATATCCTATTTAGTTCATAGACTTGTAGTGGCAACCTTAAAAGAGCCAGTACTTACCAACATGGTTGTTGATCATATTTGCAGAGTAAGAAATTGCTGCAATCCTGATCATTTACGTCAAGTAACTATTTCAGAAAATACAAAATTAAAGCAAAAACAAGAGGACCCAACCAGCTGTATTAATGGGCACCCATTAGTTGGGGAAGACGCACAGATTCATATCAGTGAGCGGCGGACTCGTCATAGCGGTGATACTGTTTCTGTTACCTGTAAAGTTTGCAATTCCATACGTAGACTATCTGCTGTTGCAGTATAGATAAGGAGACAATATATGCCTAGTCAGAGTAGGAAACATCGTGGCTATAGATCACAAAAGGTTGTGGCAAATTACCTGGCAGAACATGGGTTCCCGTTTGCGGAGTCCACAGGTGCTGGTAGACCTGGCACTGATATTACCGGTACTGTTGGTATTGACTGGGAAGTAAAAGCACGCAAGGATTTCAGCCCTAGCACGGTCATTAAGCAGCTTAAAGAGCGGTCTAATGGAAAAGACCTACCCGTAGCTGTACTGCGCTTAAACGGGCAGGGAGAGGCCAATATAGGGGAATGGGTGACCATCCTCAGGTTAGAAGATTTTGTAAAACTTTTACGAGCAGCCGGTTATGGAGACCCAGAACCTAAGGTGTAATGTATATTAGTCCTAGGTGGGCATAAACCTAAGGACTACAAATCGTGATTGAAAAAGAAACAGAAGAAAAGTTCCTGCGTGTAAGCGCCGGATCTAATGCACAATCAGTCGGCTCAGCTATTGCCCACGCTCTATATGAATCTCCACAGATCAAATTGCGTGCAGTAGGAGCCTCAGCAGTAAACCAAGCAGTAAAAGCAATAGCCATCGCTAGAGGATACGTAGCCCCTAGAGGACTAGATCTTAGCTGTCGCCCAGGTTTTACAACCGTGGAGTCGAGAGACGGATCTATCTCCGCAATTGTCTTTACTATCTCGGTCAATTAACATAGAGCTCTCTAACAGTTAGGTACCATAATGGCAAAGTCAGATCTAGACACTGCGGTAGCCGCAGAAAACACACAGGGTCGTCAATCAGAAGGCCGTGAAGGAACAAAGTTTTCTTCACCATCAGCATCTCCTAAGAACGGAACACTCGTTGGCAAGAAGAATGTTGCAGCTGGAGACCCAGCAATTACAAACCCAGGTATTCGTGCAAATGCTCCATATGCTGGAGAACGCAAGGGTGCTGCTTATTCAATTAAGGCAACATACATGAAGCAAACTGCTCCAGAAGCCGGCATGACTCAGGCTAACGGTCGCATTGTTTCACCAGCAATCGTTCGTCAGAAGGATTCTTGGACCCAAGGAATGGAAACTTCCTACTAAATCGTATATAATAATAATAGGGCCTTTTAACTAAGGCCCTATTATTAGCTGGAGGGCGCAATGAGTTTAGATGCTTTATATTCAAAAGCAAAAGAAGAAAACCCTTATGTAGCAGGTAAGTGCGTTGTTGGCGCATGGGCTACAAATCTTAATGAGAACGATAGCAAAGCTTTTATTGACTCATTAAATGATGATGACTTTTCAACACGTAGTCTTCATAGTCTTTATAAAAATGCAGGAGCAACATTCGGCCTAACGTCTCTTAAAGAGCACAGAAATGGAAACTGTTCATGTCGCTAGAAGGTGCATACAATACCGCTAAAGAAGAAGCTGCTGCATCCAGTGGTTTAAGTTCTATTGATAAGTTGCTTAAGGCTAATGGCCTAAGCCCAGAAGATGTAGGCAAGATCAGTAAGGTCAGCCTATCTAGTAATCCTGATGATACTAAGATTGTTCTCTCTCCTAAGTGGAGTGACGGTCCAGCTTGGCAACCAGTACAGCCAGCAGATCCAGTAGTCATTAATCCAAAAATTCCCCAGACCCCTGCTTTGATCAGCAGTGGCTGGAAAGTAGCGGTTGCGCTACCTGATCCACAGATTGGTTACCGTAAATATGAAGACGGTAGTGTAGATCCATTCCATGATGAAGCAGCTATGGACGTTGCTTTACAAATCGTCGGACTCGATCACGGCCATGCAGTGGACCAAGTTATTAACCTAGGAGATTTCCTAGACTTACCTATGTACGGAACTTACGAACAGGAGTCTAACTTTGCACACACTGCTCAATTGGCTATTAATCGTGGGCATCGTTTCCTTGCTGAGCAAAGAGCTAATGCCGGGATGGATGCAAGAATTATCCTTCTTGAGGGTAATCACGATAAGCGTCTCAATCGTTTCATTACTAACAACGCTGCTGCTGCTTACGGTATTAAAGTAGCAAACATGCCGGATTCATGGCCGGTTTTAAGTTTACAAAATCTGTTACGTTGCGATGAACTTGGAGTGGAGTTTATTGATGGTTACCCTGCTGCTGCACATTGGATTAATAAGCGTCTCCGTGCTATGCATGGTGATAGGGCTAATGCCTCCGGTTCAACGGCTGCTCAATATGCAAATTCGAATCCGAATATATCCACGCTATTTGGTCACACTCATAGGATGGAACAGCAATCAAAAACGGTATTTGATCGTGACCAGGCAATTAAAAGCGTCTCTTTTAGTCCGGGATGCCTCTGTCGAGTTGATGGAGCAGTTCCCTCTGTCAAAGGTGGGGTGGATGTTAAGGGGCAAGCTCTCCAGTATTTTGAGAACTGGCAACAGGGTGTAAGTGTTATCTTCTTTAAAGATGGAGATGATGACAGCTTCCACTTTGATCAAGTTCATATTCATAAAGGCAAGACAATGTATCGTGGTCAAGAAATTCACGCCACGGTAGATGTGGCGGGTAATCCGCTATAAATAAAAAAGCCCCCAGCAATGGGGGCTTTTCTATTTATGTTTAATGTTCCGCCCACCACATTCCAATGGCAGTAATAACGACTAGCGTTACTAAGAATGTTCCTTGGAATGTAACGTGGGTTAGAAAGTACATTAAATAAGATCCATTAATGCTGCCCAAGTCTTAGGGCCAACAATTCCATTTGAATCTAGGTTAGCGTGGTTATTTTGGAATGCAATAACCTTTGCCTTTGTAGCAGGACCGTAGTCACCATCTTCAACTAGTGTAAGAGCATGTTGAACAGCCTTAACAGCTTCTCCCTTATCGCCAGGCTTAATTTGTCCTGGGAATGCAGGCTTAAGAGCTGGGACCGGATCAACATGTACTTCATTACCTACATAGTTAGGGCGACCAAAGCCTTCAATAAATACTGGGATACCCTTAGCATTCTTCTTGTAGGCACGGATCTTCTTTACAGCTTCTCCGCCATTTGCCTGTGAACCAGACTTCTTCTTGTCACCAGAAGTGTTACCTTCCATAGTTGTGACAGTTCCATCGCCATTGTCCTTAACAACAATGCCTACGTGCTCAATTGGAGCACCGCCTGCCATAAAGTCAAAGTAAACAATATCGCCAGGTTCTGGCTTAGCTACTGCTGCGTCTGTCCAAGTGCCAAGCTTCTTAAATGCTGCTGCACCTGCCATTGTTGAAACAGTGTTAGGAATCTTTACGCCGGCTTGGTTTGCTACCCACATGCAGAATGAACCGCACCAAGGTAGGAAGTTAGCCTTTGTAAAAGCGCCGTACTTAGTTTCGTTGTCTTTTGGACCTTCTACATAGCCTTCTTCTTTGAGGGCAATTTCTACCATCAATGCGGCTGTGCCTTTTTCTGCCATGTCTTACTCCTTAGTTATAATCTGGGTGGTCTTCAGGCGCCTTAGCTGCCTCTGGTGCGATTGTGATAGCTGCTCCTGTTTGATTAGCTTCAACCTGTAGGTCAGCCGCTGTCTTAGAGTTAACATCTACTGCAGCAAATGCTGAGTTGATTTCATCTAGTGATAGCTTGCCATCATTCATAAATCCACGGGCTAGCTTCTCAACTACTGCTGCGACTGCTGTTAGACCAGCTACTGTTACAGCTTTTAGTACAGAGATTCCAGCAATGGAACCAGCACCGATAACTCCAAGACCGCTAGCTGCAAAAACAGCTACGATACGGAGCAAAATATTTCCGAACATTTTCATTATTCATCCTTAGGGTTGCGAAGTCGTAGGGTAAGAATCCACACAATAAAAGATGCGAGGGTTACCTTACCGATTACGGTCTTAGCCGAACCTGTTAGAACAAGCCATGCTGAAAATAGCCCCACAAATGTCCAGATCTCTGAAAAGAAATCTGAAGATATATCTTTAAAGAATTGCTTCATTAGTTACCGAATCTCCTTCTTACGGCGGCAATGACGGTTGTCAATACCAAGATTTTTTTAGCTTTTTTACGTGTAATAGGTGACATATCGTTACCAATGTTTGATAAAGCAACGAATGCATGATTTAGGGCTTGAACACCCGGCACTACCGCTAAAGCTCCTTCAATAGGAGTTTCGATTACGGGTACGGCAACGTCAGGTGAGTTAAATGTTGTGCCGCCTGGTTGACCGATAAATGTATCGGTTAAGGTTATCGCATCCTCAGGAATAGGGAGGCCTGAACCTGGTGGTGGAGGTGGAGGTGTTAGCTGTCCATCTTCACCAATAACTTGTGGTTGTGTCTTAGTTCCAAAGAACTCAATACCACCATTTTCTACACCAGACTTATCTACCTGTACGTGTGGAACCAAATTTGACTGATCGGGTAGTTTCGGTATAGAATCAGGTAAGGAATCAGGATTATTAGGAATTAAACCGGGAGTAGAAGATGAGTCTTTGGTGGGATTTGCATCGGGTGCGGGAGCAGGTTGAGGATCTGCAGGTACGTCTGGAGTGTCTGCGGGAGTGTTCTCTTGAGGAGCAGGGGCAGGTTCCGGATTGGGTGTTTCGTCTACAGCGGGAGCTGGGTCTGGCTCTGGAGCTGGTTCCGGCTTGGGATCAGCTTCTGGGGCAGGGTCAGGTGCGGGAGCGGGTGCTTCAGGTGCTGGAGCGTCTGGAGCAGGATCCGCAACATCAGGAGCTGATGGCACGTCTGGCTGTATCTGAGGCGCAGGATCGGGTTGTGGAGCTGGAGCAGGAGCTGGTTGAGGCGCAGGAGCTTGTGCAGCAGCGGCAGCAGCAGCTTCTGCAGCAAGTCGAGCTGCTTCAGCGGCAGCAGCCTGCTCAGCCGCTAAACGAGCAGCAGCTTCAGCAGCTTGCTGAGCTTGTAGCTGAGCATCCACATATTGATTTATAACCTGAGTAACAGTATTAACTGCTGTATCTAAAGCAGTTTGAGCAACAACAACTTTGTCAGCTGCCGCAGTAGCTAAAGTTGTAGCTGTAGCAACAGATGCTGTAGCTGTTTCAGTTAACTGTGTTAATAGAGAGATTGCGGCTTCTTTAACTTGAGTTTTATCTGCCACAACAGCTTCAGCTGCAGCTTTATTATCTTGAAGTGTAACAAGAATAGCAGTATCGTTATTGAGAGTTTCAATAGCTGCTTGAGCTGCTGCTACAAGAGCTTGATCTTTAGTGGTAGTTGTAGTACCAAAATTAGGTGCAGTAGGGCTTGTAAAGTACCCTGTTCCGTCAGCCCTAAAAATAGCCCATCCAAGGGTACATACCGCACCCCCACCATTCTCATAGTACCAAAGAATAAAGTTCTGTGACTTGTCAGTAGTAACATCATAGACTGGGCTATAAGGACTCCATGTAGGTCCTTGATCTCTCCAGTTATTGATAGCTAATTGACCGTCAATATAAAGCTTTGCGCCGTCATCTGAGTAAACAGCATATTTTACAGCCACTGCATCTTGAGGAGCTGTAATTGTTCCTTCATATTTAACAATAACACGATCTGATGGTCCACCTTGTACAGAACCGCCACCCCAGTTATTAATAATCTGTGGAACTGTGGTTGTAAGAATAGGGGTGGTTTGCTCAGTTGGCATTGGAGGGTTACTTCTACCAGTACTATTATAAACCGTAGCTTGTACGCCATTAGTTGTAACAGTGACTGTTGACGCATCAGCAGCTGCTTGAGCATCTGAAGCATTTGTAGTGTCTGTAGCTACTACTACAGTCTGTGATTCCACAGCGGCTGTAGCTAAGTTTAGAGTAGATGTAGAACTATCTAAGTTCGTAGTTGCAATAGCTACTACAGCAGTTTGAGAGTCTACCTTTTGTAGATCTAAAGCAGCGGTAACGGTCGCAGTTTCTGCAGCTTGGATTGCCACATGGGCATCATTAATAGCAACTGTAGCTGAGCCAATAGCTGCAGTAGCAACTGTGCTTGACTCTACAACTGTCATTTTTTCTTGTGTATCTACAATTGCAATTACTGCATTACTAGAATTTTCCACAGCTGTGTTCAGAGTTACAGTGGCCCCATCTACAGTCGAAATAGCGTTAGCTAAAGCAACCGGAAGAGAAACTGTGGCTGTTGAGGTATCTGAGGCAGGGGAAACCGCCACCTGTTCTGCAGGTGTTAGGTCGTCTGCGTGTGCTACAAGTTGTGAAACAGATAAATATAGGACTGATGCAAGAAATAGTTCTACGATTAGACGTAGTTTTCTTATGGCAAGTCTCCTTCTATGATCTTAGATAGTTTAACATTACACGGTGTATTTTTGTCGGCATACTACATCCATTGTCACGACAAGACCCGGAGAGATATATGTCAGCTTCAGACTGGGCCACCGTAGTTTATTCTTACTTCTTTGTTACAGCTGGAGTAGGCAGCGTTTTGTGGTTTATTGCAAAGAAGGCTATCCATCATGTAATTGAGGAAAGCAAAGCAGATCTAAAAGTTATTAAGAGCGAAGTAACACCTAATCACGGCTCTTCAATCCATGACAAGATCAATTTAGAGATTATTCCTATTCTCAAAGATCTTAAGACAAATCAAACAGAAATTGCGGCAAAAGTCTCCAAGCTAGAAGGTCGCTTCGAACAGCACGTAGTAGAGGGTGATTAGACAAGTTTTGGTTTATCCTATAGAATAGATATAAGCCCCAAAAAGGGTTTAACTTAAAAGGAGAAACATGAACAAGCAGATCCAAGCAGTACTTGCCTCATATGGCCGTACAGCATTCTCAGCAGTACTTGCTATGTACCTAGCTGGAAACCATGATGGTAAGGCTCTTGCAAGCGCAGCTATTGCTGCCGTAGCTGGCCCACTACTTCGTGCATTGAATCCAAAGGATTCAGCATTTGGTATCGGCGCTTCAAAGTAACAATATTAACCAATCGGCCGGAGGTACACCCTCCGGCCTTTTGCATTTAGGGGTATTATTTAGACATGGCTAACTCACATAATAACTGGCAGTATCTTGGAGCCAGCGGTTACATCGGTGCTTATACAACCACCGGTGGTGGAGGCACGCCTGTAGTTCCTCGTAGTGCAATGGACTTTGCCCGTATGGGTGTTGGTCGTGCCCCTCAAGCAGAGTATCCAGACGGTTACCTCGGAACAATTCGTTCACGTCGTGATGATAAGGGAAAGCCTTACGCAATCTCCGACACAGTTCTTGACTCATTAAAAAATCGTCAGAACCAACGGGCGTATCAACGTGGTGTTCACAAAGGTGAACGCATTGATCCAGCATCATATATGTGGCCAGAAAATTTACAACCTGATCGTCGTTTAAAGCCTAACCTTTTTAAGGCAATGGATAATGATGGGTCTCTTGTCATGATGGGTAAGCGCAATGCTCCTAAGATGGCATTAGCACCAGCTCCTCATCTAGTAAACGATGGTAAGGCTGATGTATCAGCAAACGTACCTGCAGAGTTTAATCCACGTACTGGAGCACTCTTTGCACATTTGAAACCGAGGTGGCAATAATGCCTATGTTCTATGATCAAGAAAATGATGAAGGCGGAAGCTACGAGCCACAACATGTTTCTATGGCAAAAGTTACCGGACGTACACACAACAATCTAGGTCACGGCCCTACATGCGATCACTGCAATGATGCTGTATTATCAGACATGAGTAGCAGAATGGGACACCTTACTAACTTTAAAATTGGTCGTCTTGAACATAAGTTTAACGAGGGGAAGTGGCGTTAATGTCACGTCGTAAAAAGTCAGTTCCAATGCCACCATGGTCTGAAATTTCTGCCGGAACCTCCGTACCAGCTCACATTGAAAGTTTAGCTAAAGATAAAAGTAATGAAGGTTTTGCACCAGTTGGGTGGACAGAGCCTATTGAAACACCTGCTAGTACTAAAGCACCTAGGCCTATAGATCCTGAAGGCATACCCTTTTTATACAACGATGAGGTTGCACCATCTTTAGGTATAACATCTCCTTGGAATTTTAAACATGCTGCCTATGGTGAAGTACCTCACTACACAGAGGTTAAAAGCACAACAAACCCACAAAGTAACCGTGTCTATTTTGCATTAAAGGACATAGCTAATCACTTTGCAATTAAAGCCGGAGAAGTACCTGGTCAAGAAGTTCCCGTAGAAAAAAAGAGTGCAGATCAATTAGCTCATGGTTCCAGGCATCGTCTTTGGAAACAACGTTACGAACAAGGACTGGCTGCAGTGAAGGCTCAAAGAGAAGCCGGAATAAATACCGGAAGCTATACCAATCAGCCATGGCCAGGACATAAAGATATTCATACACGCTTGCACTATGGTGTTAGAAGGAAGACTGTAGAAGGCGCAGAGTTTGGTAACAAAGTTGGTACTACAAATGCTACCGGCTCTGGTATTGATAACCCTATTCGCCATGGCCATATGGCACCTTTAGATGTTGAATCAGATTCAATAGATGTTATGGATCCTAGAAGGCCACGCCGATAATGATGAATCAAGATGGGGTCTATGATCATAGTAAGGGCCGTGGTGTTGTAAGCGAAGATCCAGAACCATCGTTACTTCGTTATGATTACATGGGTCCTTTTGCTAATATACAAGAGGCTTTCATGGCCCGTGCACTTAAGTCTGTAACTATGCCCGCACAACTAATTCCGGACATTGTTAGGCCACCACTTCCACAGATTAATATGTTCCCACCACGTTATGGCTACCGTACCCGTGAGATCGGAATCATGGATGTTATGGATGTAAATAACGAATTCCAACCAACTCGTGTAGACTTTACCCGTGAGCCTGGAGGCATGCAGGGAACTGCCCGCAACGTATCAGAATCGGTATGGTAATGGAAGACATTAACATTGAGACTGTCTATGAAGGTAGTCGCATTTGCCCTAAGTGTGGTCATCTAATGACTCCTCTTGAGGTTATGTATGCCGGTGGAGATATCTGCCCAGATTGCAGAAATGCAAGGTATGAAAAGCATGCAAGGGGGTTCATGAATTCATGAAAAGCAAACAATTTAGCTCTGTAGAAAGTTGGGATAAAGCCTCAACCGGCACATGGACTGGAGGAGTTGCCTCTGGTCTTAATCCAGGGTCTAAGACAGCTTCTACTAAAAGAAGGCAAAAGACTAGCCACGCTAGGGGTAAAAAAGTAATTCGTCCACGGGTTCAAAAGCACCATAACCCTGACAAAAAGTAGAATACGGGAGATAATCTAACTATGGCTAAAAAGATTCTTACTCCAGAGGGTAAACCAATGGACTATAAGGTTAAGAAGCTTAAAGCTAAAACTTCAGAAGATAAAATCCGAGAAGAGCTTAAAGCTAAAGCCGCAGCAACAGAAAAGAAACCAGCAAAGAAGAAGGCAAAGAAATGAAAGCACTTGATAGGTTTGTACGTGCTCGTAAAGCTGTAAAAGCTGATCGTGCAACAGAACAGGGTATTGCTGGACATCAAGCTGCAATGGCTGCCCTTAATCCTAGAAAAGGTTTAAAGGGTATTCCAGTTGGCATCTCATACGAAGCAGCTTCTGCACTACAGGACCCTAACTATGAACCGTCTTCTCGGTTTAAGTAAAAAAGAAAAGGACATAGATAATGGCAACTAACGAATCACGTTCACTTAATGGTGGATTAACAGAAGGTGCAACAGACGGTAAGTACCGTAAGGTTCGCCCAAATACTGAAGTAGCAGTTGGTACTGGTGATGATCTCACTCTTGCTAACCGCCGTGGACTTCATCCATACTGGAACTATGACTTTATTGATCAAGCAGCACCTTCAATGGTAGGCCCTGCATCAACATCAGCATCTTCAAAGCCACGCTCTCCAATGCCAGTAGCAGATACATTCAATAACCAAATGGGTGCTAACTACTAACATGGACGATATGGGCACTCCGGGTCCTAACCACCCTGCCCACAGGGGGTTAAAAGCCCCTGATAACGTTGTTAAGATGCCTGGAATGGGAATGCGTAAAGCACGTTTGTTTAAAAACAATATGCTTGATGCAGTACTAGGTCCAGTAAAAGTAACATATAATGAAGATCATGATGATGATGATTCAGATGAATCACATCTAGACAATTACATAAATAGTTCTATTGAGAACTCTGGTCATAGTGAAGAACTAAATCAGATGCTTGGTAGAAATAACAATGATTTTCACGAAGCCCGTATTATTTCTATGGGTAAGTTTAAAGAAGACAAAGCTAATAGAGAGTTGATGGAGAAGAACAGTGGAGAATAGTCCTAAAGATCGTGCTAAGGATCGTCGTCCTATTCGTGTAGGAATGAATGCACATCCATCTAAAAAGTCTCATGATGTAGCTGGAGAAATTGCTCGTCTTCACACACTTTGGGTAAAAACTGGTGGCGCAGAAGGCGAACCAGATGATGATAAGATTAATATGCCTGGCGGTATTCGTGACGCAAAGGGCAACATTCACCCAGATGCTATCAAGAACTTACGTACTGACGTAGATCATGGTGTCTGATGGCAAGCTTTGAAGACGAAAATTACGAAGGCAGCCATTTAGAAGGTAAAGAAAAAAAGCACGAAAGAACTGAGCTTGTTGCTGGCCAGATTTTACCTCCACCAAATAACTTTGAAAGCCAACGCACCCATAAGGCTAGAAACTTTGATAAGCCGGTTCGTTGTGGTAAAAAGAACTGCAAATCTAATGCAGATGCCCGTGTAACTACTTACGCCGAAGGACCAAAGAACTTTTGCTTTGAGCATTGGAATAGCTTCAAAGGTAATAAAGATGCTTATGACCCTAAGAGCTTTACGGTAATTAATCCTGAAGAAGGTACAGATTGGCGTGGAGAAGATCGAGTAAATAGACAGCAAAGCCGTGCTGCTGCAGAAGCAATTCTTGCTCCACTTAGAGGGTATCACATTCCTGTCCAAGGACCTGGAAACCCACGAGAAGTTACAGATCCTGAAGCTGAGATTGAGACAGAAGACCACGTAACTCCGGTCATAAATAATGCCATTGAAAATGGTGGAAGAAATACGTGGGAAATGCCTTTAGTTGATTTTAAAAAGCTACTGCATCAACGCCAAATTGGTGGAAAAATCCCTACCAATGATGAAGAAGTAGAAACAAGACTACGGGAATATGAAAACGATCCTTCTTCTAATAGCGGAACTACAATTCAATCCCTTATGTCTAATGACTATGCCCCAACACGTCGTGAAATAGGCCTTGGAAGTGGCGAGGCTCCAGACAGCAATTAGCATTATCCCAAATTATCGGATATAATAAATATAGAGCGTTAATAGGGAGAGCATAATGAGTATTCCAATTCTGGGTCAAGGCGGACAATCTGCTGACCAAGGAACATATACAGAAATCAAGGACGATGGTCCTAAGATTCGCCTGCTTTATTGCTATAACTGTAAGACTATTGAAGAACTCCCTGATTTTGAGGGACACCCAGATGATGACGTAATGCTGCAAGTATTGGTAGATCGTCATGAATCTGCGGGAATTCCGCACACCGGATTTCTATCTAAGATCGGTGTAAAACTCTACTCACGTCCTGAGGTACGTAAGCAAGTAATTGAAAACCTACGTAATCGTGTAGGTGGAGGTCTTGCTGATATTGACCCAGACTATTACACAACCAAAGCAACATTCCACGAGGATGCTATGAAGTGCTTTAACCTTCACATGCGTCCTTCTGAAGGCTGCATGGATTGGAAGCGTGAGAGCAAGCGTCTAGTACCTAAAGGTACAGACGATATTAGAAAAGATTTAGGCTTGGAAAGTGCAGCAAAGTCGGCTAGCACAAAGGTTTACCTTTGCGATTTCTGCCCTGCCAAGACCTATGTGGTTGAACAAAACCGCAAAAAAGCCGGACTATACGAATAGAGGAAAAGACATGTCAGAAGAAACAACAACTCCAGTAGAAGAAACAACTGCACCAGAAGCTCCAAAGATTGCCTTTGGTTTTGCTGTGCTTGTTACTGAAGAAGGTAACGTTTTTGTAGAGCGTACAAAGGAAGCATTTGCTCTTCCAGTAGAACGTGATGCAAGTTTGCTAGAAGTTCGCCGTTATACATCTGAAATCCTTATGGATTTGCAGGCACAGTCAGCCGCAGAGTATGTAACTTTGCGCCTATCAGCCGCAGAAAAGGCAACACCTAGCGCATAACCAATCTCCTCAAGCCGAGACGTAACGACTAAGAAGAGAGAGAATAAGCGCATGGATTTTGAGAGATATGAAGACGCACCCAGCATTACACCTGGGTCTACTTCCTATTTCAGTGCGCCTTCATCTAACTTAGATCCTAAGCTTTTTCAAGGTGATCACCTAAATGCTTGGGTTCGTTCTGGCGTCCTAACTATGCTCTTTGAGTATTTGGTTAAGCACTACGCTGAGCCACATACATGGACGCACGCATGGCTTGCAGGATCCGGAGTTTCTTTTCAATGGGAAGCTTCAAGGGAACCAGGTGACCTGGATTGCTTAGTGGGAATTGATTACGTCAAGTTCCGTCAAAGCAATCCAGAGTTCATCGGTTACTCAGATTTGGAAATTGCAAAGACTTTCAATGAAGGCTTCAGTGCAGACCTTATGCCTAGTACACGTAACTGGGAAGGCTATGAGCTTACATACTATGTAAATCCACAATCAGATATTAGGGATATTAATCCTTATGCTGCATACGATCTGACTGCGGATCTTTGGACTGTATACCCAGACCGTAATCCTCAACCACCATACAGCCGTGCTTGGGAACAAAAGACTATGCGGGATGAGGATATGGCAAAAGATATGCTTCGTAAGTATTCAGATGCTTTAAACGAAGTTCGTAATACTGCCAACCCTGCATACCGTATCAATGCGGAGCGTAAGCTTCGCCTAGCAATGGAACAAGCCGTTGCTTTCTATGACGATATTCATCAAAATCGTCACGTAGCATTCAGTAAGACGGGGGCAGGGTATGCAGACTTTAACAATTACCGTTGGCAAGCTGGTAAGCGTTCTGGTGTAGTGCAGGCCCTAAGATCTATCAAAGAACATAAAACATCTTTGGATGCTGAAGTTCAAAAGCAAACTTACGGCATAGAGTTACCGGATGCATCTACTGTAGTCCGGAGAACATTGCGTGGTTAATTGCATAAGATGTAAACACCGTATGGATTATGGGGTTTGCGAAGTAGAAGATTGTAAATGTATTTGTGCACGAGAAGGTACACCGGAGGATTAAATGGCTACAGCTCTCATCTCAGTTGAGGGAGTAATGAAGACTGAAGGTGGAGACCCAATTCAAGAGGGCATCCGTCTTTATCGTATTCTTGCTGAACAATATCGTGTGGTTATCTGCTCTGACCAGTCTAATGAATTAACTGAGCACTTTCTCCGTAGCAATATGATTGTTGGGTATGCCGATATCTATGATGATAGGCATTTTTTTGAGGGCCAGGATTTGAGGGCCCGCCATCTTGATATGGCTTTAGCTCGTGGTAAAGTCGCATTGTTTATTGACCCGGACGCAGACCGTTGCGCCTATGCTCTATCTAAGAACGTAACTACCCTTATGTTTGCTGAGCCTAAATTTGTACGTACAACCCGTATGGTAAAACCTTGGGAAGACCTTAAGGTAGAGATTGAACGCCAACGGGATGCCTTGCTTGAAGCCCACCTCGGAAGCCAGATTAAGCGCTACGAATGAACATAGTCTTCATGGGCGGAGAAGTACCCTCACATAGAACTCTCCTGACTGGTGTCGGGGTTAAACACATTAGCATCAACTACTTCAGGCTGGTTAAGCGTGGACTCCCAAAGACCAAAGATTATCTGCTCAAGGGTAGGTTCCCTGATGATGTCCTGATCTATGTAGATGGTGGTGGGCATCAAATCAATGATCTGAATATGACACAGCGTGAGCTTGAAGAGTACGCCGCTAACTATCAGGATTGGGTTGCTATTAATGAAGATAGAATCCACCTTGCCACAGAGTTAGATGCCACAGCTTTAGGACCTAATTGGATTAATCACCAGCGTCGTACTTTTTGGGAAGACTTTGGTCTAGAACGCACCTCTATGGTGTGGCACTCAGAAACAGGCCACACTGGTCTCTACAACCTCGCAGAACAATATCTCAACGTTTCTATCTTGGGTGAGACAATTGAGGACGATACGAGCCTTTCAGCCCGTTCTAGAGCCCTTTTGAGCCAGTTCCCAGACCTGCAGTTGCACGGAATCGCATGTGCTAAGCCAGATAATTTGAGGCAAGTACCTGTAACTACGGCTGCTACCCTGTCTTGGTTAAGTCCGATGATGAGAGGCGAGACAATTGTCTGGGATGGCACTAGACTAGTCCGCTATCAGAAGAAACAAAAAGACCAGGCTCGTCCCCGCTACAAAGCGATCATCGAGAAGGCCGGATTAGACTTCGACAAGATTATGAATGACGATAGTAACGAGGTTACCCGCCTTGCTATCTGGAGTTACCTGCAGCTCGAGAAATCATTAGACAAACAAAGGAAGCCCATGTTATCTGATAACAACGATCCATTAGATAGTGCAGGATCTGCGGAAACCCGTGGGGTCAGTCCTGATAATAGAGGTGTTGAGGTGCGGAAAGATTTGACTGCCCGCAAGCCTGAAGAGATGACAACGCTGCCCGTTTTTGGTGTTACAACCAAGACAGTTTTTGAAAAAGACATTGATGGAAGAGACATTTTGAGAGATGCTCCGGTCTTAGAGAGTACTCAAACTTCCTTCCGTCAGTGCAATACCTGCTTCGTGGCAGCCAATTGTCCGGCCTTCAAACCGAACAATTCTTGCGCCTTCAGCCTTCCAGTTGAGATTAAGACCAAGGAGCAACTCAAGGGATTACTTAACGCAATTATCGAAATGCAGGGCGCTAGAGTCGCTTTTGCACGTTTTGCTGAAGAATTAAACGGCGGATACCCGGATCCAAATACCGGGCAAGAGATTGACCGACTCTTTAAGATCGTAAATGAGGTCAAGAAATTAGAGGAGAACAAAGAGGTTCTCCGCATGACCGTGGAGCGTCAAAGCTCTGGTGGAGTCATGTCGGCACTATTTGGAGACCGGGCAAATACCCTAAAGGAATTGTCTGGAAATGGTTTAAGCGAAGGGGATGCCAGCAAAATAATCAAAGACCAATTAGAGGGGTAGTACCTGATAACAGTGAGAATATATAAGAAAGAGGATATGTAATGTTTTCGTTTAAACTAGCAGAAGATTTTATCAGCGGCTACCGTTCGAAGAAGGTGCCTTGGGGATACCAAGATGCTGCCGGTAACTCCGTAGGGGAGATTACCTTCCTTCGTACCTACTCTCGTCTTAAAGAGGATGGAACTAAGGAAACTTGGACTGATGTATGTGAGCGTGTCATCAACGGCATGTACTCATTACAGAAAGACCATGCAAAGCAAAACCGCCTACCTTGGTCAGATATCAAGGCTGCCTCATCCGCTAAAGAAGCCTTTGACCGCCTATGGAACCTAAAGTGGACCCCACCTGGACGTGGACTCTGGATGATGGGTACCCCACTCGTTAATGTTCAAAAGAACTCTGCAGCGTTGCAGAACTGCTCCTTTGTATCTACAAACGCTATGACCAAGATTGATCCGGCAAAGCCATTTGCATTCCTCATGGAAGCATCTATGCTGGGAGTTGGCGTAGGGTTTGACGACAAGGGTGCAGACAAAGACTTCACTATCTATGATTGCACAGAAGGAGACACCTATGTCATCCCCGACACCAGAGAAGGCTGGGTTGAATCCACAGCCGCCCTCATCAATAGCTACCTTAAGCCAGATACGAAATGCCCTGTATTCGACTACTCGCTCATCCGACCTGCAGGCACTCCGATTAAAACCTTTGGAGGCACCGCAGCCGGAGCAGAACCGCTAATCAAACTTCATAATCATATCTCTAAGATCTTTGGAGGTCGTGCAGGTGGCAAGCTCACTCGTCGTGACATTGCGGATCTTGGAAACCTGATTGGAGTATGTGTCGTATCTGGAAACGTTCGCCGCTCAGCTGAGCTACTTATTGGTCGTATTGACGATGAGGAATTTCTGAACTTAAAGAATTCAGAAGCATTCCCAGAGCGTAACTCTTATGATCCGGAAGCACCAGGCTGGGGTTGGATGTCTAACAACTCTGTTGAGGTATCTGTTGGTCAGGACTTAACTCCCATCATTGAGGGTATTGCCCGCAACGGTGAGCCAGGAGTTATCTGGATGGACGTAACTCGTAAGTACGGCCGTCTATCAGATCCTGAGAATAACAAAGACTGGAGAGCCGCTGGGTACAACCCATGTGCTGAACAATCATTGGAGTCAATGGAGTGTTGTACTCTTGTTGAGACATACATCAACCGCCATGACAGCCTAGATGATTTCAAGCGTACCTTGAAGTTTGCATATCTCTACGCTAAAACCGTTACTTTGATTCCTACTCACTGGGAGGAGACCAACGCTATCATGCAACGCAACCGTCGCATTGGTACGTCAATCTCCGGTATCGCCAACTTCGCTGATACAAAGGGTCTCCCACTTCTTCGTACATGGATGGACGAGGGCTATGCCGTCGTAACTAACTATGACAAGAGTTATTCTGAGTGGTTGGGTATCCGTGAGTCAATCAAGATGACAACTGTAAAGCCATCAGGCACAGTCTCAATTTTGGCGGGAGAATCCCCAGGAGTTCACTGGACTCCAGGTGGAGCGTACTTCCTACGTACAATCCGCTTCTCAAACAATGATCCAATGTTGCCTCTATTTAAGATGGCTAACTACCGTATTGAGCCTTCAAGTACGGACCCAGACAATACATCTGTTGTTTACTTCCCAATCAAGTCGCAGGCAATGCGTTCTGAGAAAGATGTATCTATCTACGAGAAGATGGCTCTTGCTGCAACTGCACAGCGTTACTGGTCAGATAACTCTGTATCTGTAACTGTGTCGTTTAATCCTAAGACAGAAGCCGAAGCTATTGGCACCGTACTACACATGTACGATGGTCAATTAAAGACTGTGTCATTCCTTGCCATGGATGATACTCTTTACCCCCAAATGCCGTACACCCAGAGTACTGCTGAGGAATATGAAGAAGCCCGCATGACCCTGTTTCCAATTGATTTGGCCGGGGTATATGAAGGTATGGCGTTTGATGCTGTAGGAGAGGCCTATTGCACCACAGACGCTTGTGAAGTAAAGCTAGTAAGAGACAACGCCTAAGGAGAAATATGTCAGACGAACTAAACCCAGACCTATTTGACGAAGAATTCGAAGAGGACTTTGAAGATGGCCTAGATGAACTAGACCTTGACGAAGAAGACTTGGAAGATCTTGAAGCAGATCTAGCAGATGATGAGGGATGCAGCTGCGAAGAAGATTGCATTTGTGAGGCCTAAAAAACGGCCAACACAAACATTTGGCCCCCCGCTCAATGAGCGAGGGGCCATTTGTTTGCCCTTATTAACTAGCCAATACTCTACCCGAGTTATCCATCAACTCAAAATATTGGGTGTCCGAGTCTTCTATATCTTCATAGCTCTCCAACTCATCAGGGTATGTATCCCCTGCAAGTAGCTGTTCGTATATATCTTTAGCGTGCTCAGCATTATCAGCATCAAATATTAATGTGCCGTTTTTTGTTGCACTGAACATTACTCTGAACTTAGCCATTAGTACTCTCCTTATCAGCTATGCATTCGCATGGTTCTACATCGTATTCGTTATCATCGCCATGGTACGTAACTCCCGTACCATGGCATATTTGACATGTCTTAGGCAAGACGGTTTCCATATCCATTAGGCGTCAGCTTTCCAACTTAACTCACCTGATAGATGTGTAGGCTTACCGGCATCATTTGTAGCACCGATTACCATCTTGATTGACTTACGTGGAGTGTTATCAATTACATATTGCTTTAGATAACGCTTTGCTGCTGATGGATTAGCCCATGCAGAGTGAACGCCTGGACCAGCAGAGATAGCACCACTAACACCTTCGGTGATAGTTAAGAGCCATGCCCCACCTTTTTCTACTGCTGTGTTCTTAGTTAGTGCTGCGTTTAGTGTTCGTGTTACTTTAGCCATTTTGCCCTCCTTAGAGCTTTATGTCTTTGTTGAAGCCAACTTTCTTAAGATCTCGCAAGATATTCTTGCCAGCTCTTCGGTCACCCAAAGATTGTGGCCCAAAGAAGACTACCTTCTTGGTCTCGGGGTTAACCACTTTAACATGGTGCTTACCTGGGGTTAGACTGACTTCTAAGCCAGCTATCTCCAAAGCTTCCACCAGTTTCCTTACCTCTTTAGTTTTTATTGGTATTGACGCAAAGAACATTTACATCGTTTCTCCTATCTTGGTGTATTATTACGAGTGTTAGCTCTCAAAGAACAGAGTTCACACCCTCAAGGCCCCGGGATTGCGCCCCGGGGACTTACTTCCTCTATAGACTCAATATAGCTTTCTTCGCCTGGACGATTCAAATCATTGACATTCCACCATCTCTCTAGGTTTCTGTCGTAGACTTTTAGAGCCCATTCTCGATTAGATATATTGCTTTGATCATCTATTCGCCAGCGTTTTAGCTTTACTCTGAATGTGACACGTAGATCATACATATCGTTATCCATTTATCCCCCTTCTCTTATATTCCATTCTAGCGGGATTGTTTGTGTTGGGTCAAATTTCCTCACCACTATCGTTGTAGATAGATCCGATTTCAGTCCACCCAGCCATTTCATCTTCTCTCCATAGATGAGATTCACTATTGGTTATAGTGTCCTCAGCCATAGCTTCGGCTTCATTTCTGCTGCTTGCTTCAACCACGTAGTCATAGATTTTATGCTCATGGATTGTTACTCTATACATTGACATAATGTACCTCTCCATCTTGTGTGATTGTTGTTGCCCCATCAGCTCCATAACAAGCTTCTACTACTATGGGGTCTAACTCTTTACGCATTGTTTGGAATGCATCTGCCGGCCAACCAGCTGACATTACCCTTTTCAACAATTGGGCTAAAGAATAATCTTTATCCAATCTAAGAGCATAGTTCAACAGCATAGTTGATTTTTCTACATTACCTAGCTCATAGTAAAACATAGCTTGTAGTGTTACAAATGGTGCTAGGTCTTCAGATGGTGCATGCACACATAGATACTGCATGAGTTTGATGCCCTCATCCAATGTCCAGCGAGTAGGCAAGCCCATGAGCCAATCACGGACTTGTACATCAGAGTTAACTGCAAGAATAACTGCTTCCAGCTTTTCTCCTGTTAACTCGATGTCATTGTTAAGTGACTCTGCGATTAATTCACAGACTTGCTTGCGTGTCACTATCATTCTTTTTCTCCTTTTTCTCAGTTGTACGGAATGTACGATCTGGTGTAGGCCAGCTGTACGGTAGATCGTCCGGCACATCAAACCTATAATGAATAGGGTCTTTGCGCTTTAGATTAGATTTATGGGAGCGGTGAAACTTGCGTTTACCCCACCACCACGGTGCATCCCAACCTTGCAAGTCATACTCTGCATGTATTTCTTGCAGCCTTGCTTGCACGTTGTCTTCAAACCCACGAAGTCTCCATTCCATGCACATAGCATTCGTGTACATATATAGAAAACCTTCGTGTCCTCGCCACATTACTGCAGCGGGATGGTTGCGCCATCCTTTGGTTAGACCCAAGTTGGCCCTTAGAATCTGCAACGCTTCTACACGTTGTTTTCCAAGTCTCCTGTTGTCTAAGGATTTAGCTGTTTTTGTCATATCAGGCCAAGGCAGAAATGTGTTAACCATTATTCCTCCTTAAGTAAGAACTCTAATAGTTCATCATCGGTCATTTCCCAGAGTTGTTTACCTACACGCTTTTGCAAGTAGATTAGATCTCCCATTAGTTAACCGAAATTGCCATGGTAACTTGGTTATCTTGAGCCCATTCTTCTGGCTCAGAGATAGATTCGATAGTTAGGTTTGCACCACCATCAGCTAGGTCTTCAGATGCATACAAGAGCCACATCTGGGCACTCTCGTAATCATTAAATGGACCTATCAATGTCTCAGTGAGACTGTCGAATATAACATGCATTTTGCTCTCCTTTGTTTGTGTTGGTTAACGGCCACGCTTTTTGATAGCGCCTGTTACTACTGCCTTAGCAAATGGTAGAAGATCACGAGCAGACTTGATACGACCATATACTTCAGTACCATGACGCCATGTTTTTTCCTCTATACCACGGTTTTCGTAGTATTCCATTTCTTTATCATCCATGATCAATGTCATGACTGTTAGGACACCACGCTTGGAAATACGTTCGATAACTTCATCATTCTTGTTAGCATCAAACGCACCATCGGTGATTAAGAACAGCATCTTATTCTTCTTGCGGGAAGAGATAAGCAACTGCTCTGCAGCAAGCAATGTAGAGTACGGATTAGTACCACCATTGCCATAGATGAACTTGTATTGTGTCTTACTAGCCATCTCATTACGGCCGTAAGCTAACTCAGCCTGATCATCAAAAGCATAGACTGTAACTGGAGAACCAATCTGTTCTAGAGCACGTTTGATAGTCCAGCATGCAACTGATGCATGCATATCATTACGTCCACTAGACATTGAACCTGATCTGTCTACCATGATTACTGCTTCGATATCGGCACCATCAGTACCCTCATCCCAACGGTCAAAGGCTTCGTCAATCTCACAGCCTCTGATTACACGTTGGACATTGAGCTTACCGCTGGCTTCTTCTTTGTGCCATGCTGGTTCACACTCATCACGCAATCGCTCTAACTCACGAGCAAATTTACGATAGAGAACAACAGACTCAGGAGGCACAGTTGTTAGATCAAACCGGCCTTTCTTGAGTACGTCTTCGTGCTTACCATCGCCACCTACAATTACTTTTTGCTTCGTCTTAACATCCTGCTGAACATCTTTACGTTCTAGCACTGCCTGGATGGTATCCTCAAGCAACTCATGTAGATTGTCTGGTATTCCACCAACGCTTTGCACATGGCCTTCACCAGCAACAGGTATTCCATCTAATGGTTTACCTTGTTCTTGTGATTGCTCTCTAAGTGCTAGAGCTTCTGCGGCTGTTTGTGGTTGCGGTGGTTTGTTTGTGTTGGAAGGTTGACTTGGGTTAGGCTTTTGAGTTACTTGTGTAGACTCAGCTTTGCCCATGCCACCTGCACGACCAGCGTCTCTCTCCTGTGCTTTGCCAGGTTCAGGACGACCCTTACCTACTGGGTCACGAGAACTACAACCATTAGGACCTTGAGGCATTTTAGGAAACGGAAGTTTCTGTAGTACCTCATCATTCCAACGCTTGATTAATTCCTGTGCCTTGGCATAGTCACGTGGAAATGCCAGTAAACGATATTGATCTACAATATCTGCAATTACTGGGATTAGTTCAGGCTTAGCAAACATATCTCTGAATGCTTGCCTGATTTCAATTGGTAGATACCTACGACCACGAACTAGCATATAGTTACCTATTGCTTCGTCCGGTGTACTTGATAGCCACCTAGCACACGTAGCTGTTAGATACGGTGCGACTGATGGATAACGAGCAACTAGTAGAGTTTCGATACGCTGGTCTTCCAGCATATTTGCTGCCTCCATGTAGTTGTTATCTATTACCCACTTCATGAATGTGGTACCACGACGTGGAGTATAAAGGTGATGAGCAAGCTCATGATAGTTGAGGCCATTGATTTGAGTTAGTGTCTCAAGATCAATCTCCTCAATCTCACTAGCATTAAAGGTAATAGAAGCACCGTCAGACCAAGCTGGTGCTGGACCGTCTTCCACTACGTTAATGATTACCGGATCTCCGGAGAGAACACGGTCTGCTTGTTCATACACACGACAAAGAGCATTGAGTCGCACAGCACGAAGCTGTGTTTCCTCACTGTCATCTCGTCTATACCACGCTTCATTCAGGTCTTCTTGAAACATTTACCCTCCTTAGACTGTGGCTGATTGTGCTGTTACCCATTGTGCTAGCTGGGTATCAATGTCAACATCTTTTTCCTTCTCGACTTCAATAGGCACTTCAATGCCAAAGTCAGTCTTGATGTTGTGTTCGTGTGTCTGGAATACCAAACGCACAGATGCTTGCTCATCTGCTGAGAAGTGAGCAATGAAGTTCTCAACTGCAAAGTCATAACCAAGATCTTCATCCTTGATGAACTCCTCGATTTCCATGAGCATATTGGTTGAGATTGGAGTTTCATACTGACCCTTAGCTGCTTCAGCACGCAATTGCTTGACTAGAAGTAGCAAAGACTTAGATGAAACAAGCTTGGCCTCGACTGCGTCGTCGTAATCCCACATGAACTGCATGTCGAAACGATTACGCATAGCGAAGTTAAGCGGAGTTGTACCGATGTATTCTGGGTTCATGGTTGCAAAGATTGTTAAGTCTTTGTGACCTACGATTGTTTCACCCATGTGGTCTAGCAATGTGATGGTACGACGACCATCAGTCAATGGATAGAGCGTGGTGTAGATCTTAGGGCTGATGAAGTTAAACTCATCAAGCAATAGAACGCCACCATTACGCACTACGTCTGTAACTGGACCGTCAATCCAGCCATAGCTACCAGTGCCATCAGGAATAAAGCCGCCGAATAGTTGGCGAGATTCCATAGATGCATTACCAGATACTGTAGCCATACGAAGGCCACGAGCTGCGGCCCACGCTTCTACAGCTGTTGTCTTACCAGGACCGGTTGGGCCATAGATAAGAACGTTGATGTGCTTCTTACGTGCTTTATCGAAAGTCTTGAAGTCTTCGACTCCGTAGATCTTACGATGAATGTATCGTTCCGCCAATTCGATTGGAGGAACTGTAGCCAACGATACTGCAAACGATTTGGATGTTGTCTGTTGTTCAGGGGCAGCATCTTCGTTTGTTTGTGTTGGAACTGGCACTACCAATGGAACTGTAGTGCTAGTTGAAGCACGATTATCTGTTACGTATGTTTCCAATGAATCATCTCCCATACTGATTTGTTCGTAGAAGTTACAAAGAACATCTACTAGTGGTGTTGTATCTGTTGTTGGTTCAGCCTTGGCATGCTTGTCGCAAGCCTTGGTACCCAACACTGGTGAGTATCCCTTGGATGTCATTGCACGTTCATCTGCTGGAGTAACATATACGCCAACAGGTGTTCGTGTCAATATCTCACTATCCAAGATGTTACCGGTTAGTTCATCAAGAGTAGTTTCCTCCCACTTATTGTGAGGGCCCTTTGTTCCGTCAGTTAACCGAGAGTACACACGCACATTATTGTCGTGTGGAGTAATGAGAACTTGACGGCGCTTACCATCAAGGTTCTCACTATGTGATTCAGTGAACATTGCTATGTCCATTTGTTACCTTTCTCTTGTTTGGTTTAATCGTCACCCAGAAGCTTGTCTTCCATTATGGTGGCGAAAGTGAACATGGCTTGTTTTGCTTCAGGCCATTCTGTTATTAGTTCAAACAATATGTCATGGTCAATTGCTTTTTCCATGACCTTTCTGAACTTTTCAACTGCATAGTCCAGAAATTCTTCTTGTTCTTCTTCTGGAATCATGTCAAGAGTAAACTCTTGTGGTTCGACTCCTTCATCATCACATTCGTGACACATATGTTTCCCTTCTCTTGATTGTTTGGTTGGCCTACTCTCGAGGCCTAACAGAGGCTGGTTATATGCCCGCACCGTTTGGCAGGCAGACCAACACTGGTTGTTACACTCAACTGTGCTGCTGTTCGCTACGTACTCGGGGTCTAGGGGGATAACTAGTATGATCGGAGATGAGCTTGGCCAACCAAACAATGGTGGCTAACTTAGAGTTGCCATCCGGTTGAGACACGAACAGTCCCGTCTAGGTCATACTGTTCTAAATCTACTTTACGTTTCCAACGGTCAAGAATTACTCTACGACCACTTTCACGTGTAGATTCAAAGCACCCAAGATATGACTCATGATAGTGTTCATATCCTTTGCGCCGTGTATTGTAAATTTCCAAGAACTTTTGATGTGCTTGGATTCGACGACCACAATTGCCACAAGAGTTTATGTCTTGTGTCAAATCATCTCTCGATGGTAGATCGTCTATGCCTGATGTATCCATATCGGACATTGGCTACCCTTTCTCGGGTGGGTTTGTTTGTGTTGGTTAGTACTTACCTTGAGCTCTCTCAAGCTCAACTAATTGACTAGCATTGGATGTGCTATTCAAAATTAGGGACCGGAACATATCACTGTTCATCTTCTTGTTCAATGCGTTAGCAACTGTAGACAAGAAGTTCCCGGCGTTGTCTGGTTTGTTACGTAGGATTGCACGTGTAGCCAGAACTGTTTCACCCCATGCAAATGACAATGGGGCTAGGTACTCGCTGTATGTTTTAATGGTGTTACCCATTTCATCAGGAGTAGATGCAACAGCAGCAGAAAGTAGTTGCACTACATTCTTTGCGTTATCTCCATCACAGGATGTGACAAGATGATTGATGATTGCATCTCTGAAGTTGGTAGATATCTCGGAAATCTGTACTAGATTTACGGGCATCATTCCATCTTTAAGCAACTCAGCAGCAACGACAGGGTCTGTTGTATCCCTAGTCATGTACGCTCCTACTGAGATGTTTGGATCATACTTAAGATGTAGGTCCAGCATAGGAGGCTACTATCCTTTCTAGTTCGGTTAGTGGTTTTCTTACTATGTTGCCATTCTCTACCTTGATAGGGGAACCATCCCAAGCTAGAGAAACTCGTTTACTGCCGTAGTCACGCTTGCCAGTTCCATTACATGAAAAGCAATGTTGTGTGCGTTTAGTTGCGTGACCTCTTCCATCAAGGCCATGTTCACATGGCAATGAGTGCCATCTACTGTATGAATTCATTTGAACAGCATCAGGGTGTGTTGGGCAAACATATTTACCATTTACCACATCACCTTCCCAACAAGTTGGAGCGTTGCACCAACCATCTACCTTTCCTGTTTTAGAACACATACGACAGCCTTGTATCTTAGACGGTGTTAGCTTTGCATCTTGTTCATACAATTTGTATTGAAAATTGCGTTGCACAATTTCAATGCCAGTGTATTTATAGATAGTAAACCTAACACTATAGGCACGCAAAGGGTTCCAACTGCCACCCCAATGTGTTGTAACTGTGCCTGGTGATTGAATAGTCTGTGTGTTATCAGTATGGATAGTAATCAATGGATAGTTATTAATCCATGGCATTACTATCTGAATATCACTAGACTTATTAAATTTGTTTTCATATTGAATGCGATAACCACGGTCGTATAGAGTACGTTCATACTTTTTACGACCACCTGCTAGGTAATCTTGCCATTCAGCATGAGTGTGAAGTCTCCACATTAGTTAGCCTCCGCTGTCTCAAATAGACCTGCATAGCAGGCTACAGGAGCTGGATCCTCCATGTCAACATACTGTAGTTCGATGACACGTTCACGGTCACGTTCTAACTTTTGTGCAGGCTCATCATCTTCATACCAGACAGATGTGAGTGATATCACAGATGATTCAGGCTTCAACATCTTGAGGGCAAACCCCAAGCCATCCATCAAACCACTGTAATAAGCACGAGCATTTTGTTGCTCAAGCACGTGAAGTTCAGCGTGCTCTTCCAATATCTGCTGCTCAATGGCAGCGATAACTTTTTTCTTACGCATTTGTTGCCACCTTACCTGGATCATATGTAAATGGTCCATCGTATACTTTGCCAGTCTTCCAATGTGGAATTGACTTGTGGTTCCAACGACCACCTTTTGCTTTCCATGCTTCACGTAATGCGTTGTTCTCAGGACTGCGTCCGTTGATATGTGTGAAGTTGGTTTTGGGTGTTTGAGCAGGGCCAGGATTCTTTTTGAATGCCTTGCCATTAGGGCGATTGTCGTTGCGACCACCGCTCTTTGCTCCGCCTTTTCCTTTTGCCATTTTCTATCCTTTCGGCTTAGATTGTGATTGACTCTACACTGTCGTATAGAGTATCAATGCCATCGTTCCATAGCATTAATGCTTCTTTGCGGGTACAGCCGTGAAATAGCTGTGCTTCTAATAAAAATAAGAGTTTGTCTGTTGTGGCGGCGGTTGTTTGTGTTGGTGACATTATCTGTGCCAATCTAATAGATATGTTGTTCCCCATTTACGATAGGGTGCATCTATGATGCTGTATAACTTCCACCATCTATACCCAGCCTTAGGCATAGTTTCTTGGTTTTCATATTTAATTTCATACTTCAATGCTTTATGCAATGGGTATGAAGATAGATGATTGCACCAATTAGCAAACCACCGGAGTGGCAAGATATTAGTTTTGTGTTCCGGTATGTCTGTGAAATCAAACCGGCCGTGAAAATCTTCTTCCATTGTTTCTCCTCTCTATATGAGTAATGAGCAGTTTTAATGGACGTGCTCAGGTCCTCTAGCGTAAGCGAGGGAGGTTTTCGCATCCAATGCTCCCGCCATCCGTGCTGTACTAGCGTGCCCTCAGCCAGAATCGAACTGGCAACACTCACCTTAGGACGATGATGTTCTATCCATTGAACTATGAGGGCTAACGAGCCTTTTTACCTCAGGTCATACTCAGGACCAACCACATTCCGTATCTCTGTACAGATTAATGTGTTATTAAATTGTTTTACTTGATATAGCGAAAGAGATTGTTCTTAATTGAGACCTTGATCTCATCTTCTTCTGCTGCCTTGAATGCAGCGATGTTAGCCTCTAATTCTTCAATAGGGCTAACACCACGATATTCAGCACGGTCCCAGGCAGGACGGCAATCCTGCTCTGGATACTCACCGATAGCATCAATTACCTTATCTGGGGTAATGTCTACAGTGAAACGAATACCCTTGTTGTGGTAATTGTTTTTATATACCGATGTATCTTCATTAACAAATGAAGATCCGTTCTTTTTAAACCAAGCACGGGCTTTTTTATCCCATGCTTTTTGTTTATCAGATAGAACTGCATTTTCTTTTTCCCATGCGTCTATCTCTTTCTTCATTTCACTAACACGAGTCTCTAGTTTCTTTAAGATAACTGAGCGCTTGAACGTTAGTGACGTAGTTGCAGTTGAAGCCATTGCTGGCCCTCCTTATATTTATTGGCGTTACCCATACCACGGCTGTGGCGGGGCATTGTTTGTGTTGGAACACGTGTTTTATAGACCACACGCTCTGTGTCTTTTAATTGACACTACATATTTCTTTCGGTCATCATACGTAGCCAGTATCGTGTGAACCCACGAAGTTTCACGAGGATAAAGGGTCCGGGCCATGGGGTCGAATACACCTATTAGCGACACCTATTCTCATAGGGCTAGCGTTCGGAGTCTTAGCACATGCCATTCCTCGCCCGTCATGTCAGAGCCGGTAGTGTTCCTTGGATTGTCTATACAATCCAGTATGAGCAGGACCATCCTGCTCATACTGCATCGTACAGATAAAGATAAGGCCGGGGGAGAGTACCCTCACACTCTCAACCCCGGCCAGTCTAGCGAACGGGCTAGACTTCTCAGTTAAACTTAGTGTTCTCTTTCTTCATACGCACTGAGGGCGTGCTCTAGTTTGTTGAAGTATTCACCACGAGAACAACTGCCTCGTTCGTGATTGTATGTCCACACTACATAGGGATCGTATGGGCTACCAAGTGATGCGTCACACAGAATTACATCTGTGTATTCATCAGCCTCTTTGTGCTTGATGATGACAGCACCAGTTGAGGCACCACCATCTCCCTGAAGGATTGTTCCTTCTTTGATTGTTACGATTGTTTCACCAGCCATTGCAATAGACCTCCTCAGTCTTTGGGTGCCATTTTTGTACGGTTGTTTCGGGGATATCTACCCAACGAATAAATTCGTGGGCACATTTATGACAGAGCATAAATTTAATAGGTGGTTCAAAGACATTATCTATGAACATCATATAGCCACCATCTATGGTGACCTCTAATGCCACAGGTATCTCAGAGTCCATAGATAATGGCTTGAATACCTGCGGTGCGTTACATTTGGTGCACTCAACTATGGTGATAGTTGGTGTATCTAGATTGGTATCCATCAGCTGGTTTCCAATAGTTGATAGATAAGTCTGAGCATATGTAACTCAGCCTGTATCTCAGCCATTTGTCGTTGTATTGCTGTTACTTGGTCTGATATTTCAAGCAACTTGTTTAAGCGTTCTTCATCAAGCACTTTGCTTCCTTCCTGCTTGGAATGACATAGGCGATACAAAGCCCACGCCATAGTATTCTTTGCCACCCCAGATACCATACAGCCCCGGTGTGGTCTCAGCGTATTCACGACACGCTGAAAGTAATGGACAGGCTTTGCACATAGCAATAGCCTTAGGTGTATTTGGATCACTCTTACTGGTAGGGAAGAAAATCTCCCCATCAGTCTGAGCACATAGTTGTGAACCATTCATCTGAAACATTTACTGCCTCCAGTCGTGGTCTTCTTGGTCAATCTCGTACTGCTTCTTGATTAGGTATGCAACAAAGCCCATACCTATCAGTAAGAAACCTACAATGAACACATCTCCCCCTCTCTCAGCAATTCAACTGCCAAACTTTCGGGGGATTTTTCGGGGGAACTTACTGTCATTACACGCTTTGTGTAAGTGATGTGAGATAAAGTATGGACAGAGCCATCAGAGTGCTTAACAGTCAGCCTGATAGTCTCAGTCTTATACTCAAGGGTATTTATCACGCCCCACCTGCTTTCTACTCCACATAGGGAGTGAGAGGGACATAGGCCAGACATACTTTACCGTTTAAGTTATACACACCTATGTCCCTTTCACCACCTACGAAAAGGCAAAAAAAATTGCGGGGAACTACTTATCTACCAGAACTCCTACCGTGCCTAAGGTCATCACTATTGGCATAGACATAGGTAAAGCCCTGCTTAGGCATAAGAATAAGCCTGAGATTAGACTGACGCTCTTGTAGTCCTTTAACTACGCAAGCCTTGTCCATACAATAGGCATAGCCAGCCTCTGCCCGTAGTTCAGGTATAGGCTGTCCGCAATAGATACAGATCATAGTTATTCCTCCTCGTGATTACAGTATGGACAGGCAAATGAATAAAAGTCATCGTATGACTCTTTACACTTAGAACAGGTCATAATTGCTCCTTACTTATGGCAAGCACAAGCACATTGCTTGCTTGGCTTCTTAATGTGATGAGTGCGACATACACAAATCATTAGATAGCCTTTCTTGGTGCTGGAATACAGAGATGACAGTAAAAGCCTGAGCCATCCTTGTATCCTGCTGGGTCGCTACAGATAGAGCAAGGTACAAACTTACCCTTCTGATGACGAGATGTTTCCATACGAGAGATGACACTCTCGCAGTTACCGCAACCACACTTGTCCCGTAGGACGTTGATAATGCTGAAGTAATCCTCAGCAGATAGTGTTAGTTGAATTGCCATAATCTTCTCCTTTCTAAGAGAATAGATAGATACCTGATAATAGATAAGCCACCAGCCGTATAACCTGGTCTTACCGATAGGTAAGCATTACGGCTATACGGCCAGTGGCTATCTTGGATATAGTCAATAAGGCAGGTCATCTCCTTGCGTGGCATACCACAATGCCACATCGCTGTGTGGGTGTCGTGGTAGTAGCAGCCCCTACCTATGCCCATAGCGGTAACTATGGACATAGATAGAGGCAGGGAGCGCCTAAGCGCCCCCTACCCTACTAGGTGTTAGGCGTTTGCCATCTCCTTCACCTTGTTACCGAGATACTGCTTACGCAATTCATCGGCTAATGCCACAACTTCCATAAGAAGTGCGGTGTTAGGCTCTGTTTCCACCAATGCGGTGTTACGAGCCTGTGAGAGTGCCTTCTTAGCAGCCGTAAAGACCTCATTAGTCTTTACGCCATTAAGAGCATCTTTAGCAGCCTGTTCTGCCTTCTCAGCAGAATAGACAGAAGCAACACGCTCAATTTCAGCGTTCATCGCTGTGATGTCCTTAGACACAGTAATGCGGTGAAAGTTCTCACCAAGCAATTCTGTATCTATCTTGCTTAGGTCATAAGCAGGACAGACAGACTTGATGTAGCCTGCGAACGCCTCACCTAACTTGGTCTGACCCTTGAGTCCGACCGCAATAAGGTGTGCGACTGTGATAGCAGAGTCCTGTGAGAACAACTTAGACCAGTCCTCAGCGTGCCAAGACTTGGCGTTGTTGTGCTTGTCCACATAGGACTTGACAGCACTCTGCGATGCAGCAGATAGAGTTACTATTGCGCTCATCTGTATAGCCTTTCTAGTATCCGGTAGGCAAGACCTTCCTGCCCCCGCTCCCACTACCTAGCCTTGCGACTAGGTAGTGAGCGTAGGTGCAGGAGATGACCTCCTTACCACTTTGCCCCTGATGGGTTACACCATAGTTTTAATCTATACAGACCACCCCACCCTTAAACGCCTCGCCACACGCCGATTAGCGAGGTGAGATGCACTAGTAGCTCCTAGATCGGGTAGACAGTGGCCTAAATCTCAAAATGTGATAAGGGTCACAATATTGCAAAATAAGGCAGTGGCTTGAACTATCTATGATCATAGTTTTATTGGAGCGAAAATTGGCGGGGAGCTGTACAATCAGGAGCTATGGATGACAAAGAGCGTCTTAAGCGTTGGACATGTTGTTTCTGTGGGAAAGTTTATGTAGTTCCAGGACTAGCGAGGGATTGTGAAGAAAGATGCGTAGAGAAGAGCACATAGGTCACAACATAAGTGATGATGAACGTAATAAGCAGTTCAACATTGCTGCGGCCATGTATGGCTTCGCTGATCCTGCATTTCGGGATAAACCACCAGATGATCCATCAGATGGTTATTCGTCAGAATTCGGGGATGGCTGGGAGCTTCAACCTGCTCCATCAACAGGTCTAAGGCGTAGAGCCTGGTTCGTTGCATATCATCGTGGTATGGAGATCCTAGTAGTGGTCTTTACAACCAAGACACGGAAAACATCAAAAGGCCGGGAACATTATGGTTCTGTACGTCCAATGTTCAAATACTTTGAATGTTCAGAGGATATGTGGGGCGGACTGCTCAAGTCGGGATCTACTGGTAAGTGGCTCCATGATAACTACACTCCGGGTAGCGATAACTATGCACCTACAGATAAAAGAGATATCGAAGAGATGACAAAGGATTACAAGAATTCTCTAGGTAAGTAATACACCTGCTATAATTAAATTATGGATAAAAAGATAAAGTTCATAGCTGCTTCAGATATGAAGTACGAGAATGATGATGCACCTATTCCTGCATCTTCGGCAGTACCAGATTGGTATCGCCAATCTCCAGCTACAACTTATGAAGGTGATATCAAGTTCGGTAGAGATATGTCTACTATCAAAGCTTGTACACCATTCCTAGACTCAATCACAGCTGGATACTTCATAACTGCTCCAGATGATATCCACGTATCTACAAAGCCAGATGGTGAGAAGAACTTCACCTATGTTGTACCTACAGATAATGACTTTGCTAGAGAACGTGAAGGTCGCACCGGCTATCTACCTATCCCAGTTGGATATCATCCACATGTGTGGCGTGCATCACTCTATCCATGTGTAGAGACTCCAGAAGGCTACAGCACCCTCTTCATCCACCCGATGAATAGATTTGAGCTTCCCTTCTTATCTATCTCTGCCATAGTGGATACTGACAAACCCCTCCCGCCGGTAGCTGTGTCATTCTACATACGAGAAGACTTTGAAGGCGTGATACCTAAAGGCACTCCGATGTTACAAGCTATTCCGTTTAAGAGAGATAATTGGAAGTCAGATGTCAAAGCTCCCTATTCTTCCAAGATTGCTGAGGAAATTGGCCGAGCTCTTGTAAATGACGAGAAAAGAAACTATTTAAAGAAATTCTGGCATAAAAAGACGTTTCGCTGATTTATCCACTATAATTAATATAGAGACGCCAATCGGGTCTCATTTAACTAGTTATCGTCTAAGGAGATAATTATGGCTCATATGCCCATGCACGGAAATCCCAAAGATCCATTTCCTAATCGTTACCCAGAACCATGGTCTAAGGAATATCCGAAAATCACAAAACCAGAAGCACCTCTAACGATCACATCCCTATTCCCACAGTTTAATCGCTGGGCAATCGGATTTGATCCCCTCTTTGACACCTTCAAGGAAGTATCTTCATCTGTAAAGGCAAGCGGTTACCCGCCTTATAATATTTACAAGAAGAAGGACCAATACATCCTAGAACTGGCTGTGGCAGGCTTTGCTAAGGAAGATATCAAAATCTCCGTACAAGAGCTCACACTGACCGTAGAAGGCGAATTAGAGGCATCACAGGAGGAAGCTATCCATAAGGGAATCGCTACCCGTGACTTTAAGCAAGACTTCGTTTTAGCGGAGTATGTAGTAGTCAAGGGTGCAGAACTTAAGGATGGTTTGCTTAGGATCACTCTCGAGCAGGAACTTCCAGAAGAGAAGAAAGCAAAGATTATCGAAATCGCATAATCCCTGCTATAATTAATAAAGAGCCCCTGGTTTCTACGGCGAATACGTGGCCAGGGGTTTCTTTGGTCTTTAGCTCAGTCGGCAGAGCGTAGAGCTGTTAACTCTAATGTCCCTGGTTCGAGTCCAGGAAGACCAGCACGGAGTATGAGTCTGAACAACTCATACAAAGTTAGTTGTACCGAAACCTACCCTGTGAGCGCATCATACGAAGGTGTTCAGACCGATGGAGATTGCTCTGCTAACTCACTAGGTACAACAGTCAGCAGGTGGTTTAGATTAAGAATCAAAGCCGTGGCTGACACATTGCGGAGTAGAGCAGTTCGGTCAGCTCAGCAGCCTCATAAGCTGAAGGTCGTGGGTTCAAATCCCTCTTCCGCAACGGAGTAACACTTGTATGGCGGTATATATTTTAGTTAGCTACTAAAAAGAACGTTGACTGTTTACGCAAGTATGTAGGGGTTTCTAGAGCAGCCTACACGGTCTCGTCAGGGGACTCGGTTACAGACCTTACGGCGTGGTGAAAGATAAACCGACCTGACACATTCTCCATTCGTCCAACGGCAGGACTCCTGTTTTTGGCACAGGCAATCGTGGTTCGAATCCACGGTGGAGAGCAAAGTGTAGTTACAATGGCTACCCCGCCGAAAAGTTTAGGAAGTTATGGAAGAGTTAAAATTAGATGTGCTCTGCTTCAATTGTGGAGTGATGTACAAAGTACCTGTTGGAACTAAGCAACCAACAACTAAATGTCCGGAGTGTTCAGACTAATGCCTAAGTATGATTACCGATGCAACAAGTGTAGTGGGACTCAAGAAGTTGAACGAGGCTTTGGTGAGGATTATGAACCTACCTGTTGCCAGGAGACTATGAGCCGTATCTGGTCTGCTACACCTGCTATATTTCGTGGTGGAGGCTGGGGAGGTAAGTAATGTCAGATAGATATCGGGCTAAGAGGTTTATGCCTTCAGTTGACCCAGATAACTACGCTGCTATTGCTGCTGCTCTAAAGCATGACCGTGAGACCAGTAGAGTCTGCGGACCAGGTTATGAAGAGATATATGCCCCTCAATCTGACCCTCTACGGCCTAGAGCCCAAAAATGCTGCTATAACCCTGCAACTGAGACTTTAGTTATTGTAATGACAGACCCCGGCTTCGGTGGTAGACCGAGATACACCTGGATCCAGTATGATAGTGTTATCCCTGAAATGTGGGAAGAACTAAAGGAAGGTTCTTCTACAAATGAGTTTGTAACTCAGGCGCTTAATGGATGGCCTTGGTTAACTACATCATTTGGACAATTGCCACGAACTCGTTCTGAAACATTCGAAATGGGTTTTCAAGAGTATTTGTGATACGCTAAGTCTCTACGAGAGGGTAAGATGACAACATTAGTAGCAATTCAAGGTGACGGCTGGTCTGTTATCGGATGCGACTCTCGTGCATCTGGTGAAGATGGCCGTTATATGGAATTAGCAACACCTAAGATTGTTGATAACAACGGTGTGCTTATTGCTGTCTCTGGCGCATCCCGTGGTGGAAATATTACTCAATTTGGTTGGAAGCCACCAAAACCTCGTGCTAACGAGAATTTAGACATGTTTGTAACAAAGCGCTTTATTCCTGAGATGCGTGAAGCTTTTATTAAAGCCGGTTATGATGCCAAAGATGATGGCGATGCTGCAGGACACGACTCTAACCTAATTGTTTCAATTCGTGGCGTCCTTTACCCAATCTTTGAAGATTACTCTTGGGATCGTGAAGCCCGCAACGTTTACTACGCCGGTAGCGGCGGAGATGTGGCTCTTGGCGCACTTGAAGCTTTAGACTACTCTAAGGCTAAAAGTCCAGCGGCTGCCGAAAAAATCTTACGCAGAGCTGTAGAGATTGCCTGTAAGCACGATATTTATTCTGGCGGAAAGATCATTACACACATACAAGAAGCCTAATCCTTAATATTATAGTCCAGTCCCTAAGTGCACCGGGACTGAAAACCCTCTATATAGAAAAGGTAAATCATGGCAACAAATAACAATGGCAACTTGGTGGATTCATCTGGCAACGTTGCAGTAGATTTTGTATGGGGTAATTTCCCTATGCGACCAAACGACGATCGCACAGACGGAACCGCTTCAGTTGTAGTTGCAGCAAATGCATCTGACAACAATCAGTGGTCAGGATACTCAGTGTATCCAAGTGCTCGTCTTAACCCATCTTATGATAGCCACGCTATCGCAGAAGCAGAGTGGGCTAACTACCCATCATTCATCGCAGCTGAAGGTAACTACATTGTTACTGCTGTATCTGGAGATGGAACAACAGTTACATACACATCTCAAAACTACTTCAAGGGTGGAGAGACTGTAAACATTACAGGTCTTACAGCTTCAGCTTATAACCTTTCAAATGCAACAATTGCATCAGCTAACAAGCTTTCTTTCACTGTAACTAACTCAGCTAACGCTGGTTTGATCACAGGACAGTACGGCAAGGTTCAATCAACAACTGCTGTTACAGCAGCTGACGGTGCAGGCATTGCTTACATCGTAGTTCCTTCAGTACTTGGTAAGACAACTGCTCTTGCTATTGATGCTCTTAAGGATGCAGGCTACGAAGCAGCTAGCATCACAACAGCTACAGCTGCAACTAACACAGCTACACAACCAACTCAGATCAACGTTACTTCAACCACTGCTGCAACTGTAACAGTTGCTGGTGGAACAGGTACATGGCCAGTAGGTACAAAGGTAACTATTGCTACAGGTACAGGTATCCCAGCAGCACTTGTTGGAACTTGGACTGTAACAGGTGGTACTTCAAGCACACTTGTTATCGCAGGTTCAGGATGGACAGTCGCAGATTCAGGCGCTATCACACCTGGTACAAAGCTTACTGGTGCTACTGGAACAGTCAAGACCCAGTCAACAGCTGCAAACGCTTCATCTATCGCAACAACATCTACAATCACTATCACACCTTGGGCCTAATAAACCCTCAAGTAAAAGGCCGGGAGTTCACACTCCCGGCTTTTTGCTTTAGTGGGATACTATTCCTATGACCGATTTAATGGTAGAAGAAGAGCTAGTATTAAACCTCAGGGAAAGCTGTGATCAATGCTCAGCAAGGGCATTTGTTATGGTAATCTTGCCCTACGGAGACCTAACTTTCTGTATGCACCATTATAATCAGAACGCCCAAGCACTTACAGACCAGGGCGGAATTGCTAAACTTTTGTCTGTAAATGAAGACTAGATCGGAAATCATATGAATTTTGGTAAAGGCGGACAAAATATTGTTCAAGCCGGAAACAATAACCCTAACGTATTCAAGGGTGCCGGTAATATTTTTGGATCTATTCTTGACATGAAGCTTTGGAAGCAAAAGCAAGATTATTTACACCAAAACCGTAAAGACCTTGAAACTCATAAGGCCGGTGTACGTGTAGCATCAAATTATGCTGAAGGAATGCTAGCACCTCAAATGTGGGGTCAATGGCATGATTATGCAAATAAAACTCATGAACAACATTTTAAAGAGACTGGCGAATGGCACCCAAGCTATGACGAGAAGAGCATGTCTCCTAAAGATTACCTACACCCTACATTGCAGGGCCATGTAGAAAAATACGGAATTGTTACAAGTAAGCAAGGGCCTATGCCTGGAGCTCCAACTCGAGGTGAAATCTTTAACAGGACTAGAGGAGACGGTGGAAATACCCCGGTTGAATCTAAAACAGAAAATAAAGTAGATACTTCATCTGCGGTTGCTTCCTCACCGGTTCGTGGATTTAACCCTGAAGAAAATGATATCCAATCAGCTTTGCATCAAAACAATGCTACAAATTATTTCCCATTTGAATCCACTGCAGGTTCATCTGGTAAGTTTAGCCCAACAAAATTTGATAACGAACAACCTGTATTTAGTGAGCTAGATGCAGAAGATATTCGTGCGGAAAATAAGAAAACACCTTTTGATACAAGAGCAGGATATAAAGAGCGTACATCCCATCTAACAGATGGCATTAACGACGGAACAGGCGGAAATAAGTAATGGCTGGTCAATTTGATAAGTGGAAAAAGATTCTCTCAACATCTGATTCACGTCCAGATAGGTACAGGCGTGAGCCGGATGTTAATGCAGAGGGAAGAATTACTCGCACATACCCAGAGATTGTTGCGCCAGCTCCTACCTTTAAGGGATCAGATGAAGATCCTAATAAGAACCGCTCTCTACCTGTAAACGCAGATCTTAAAGCACAAGAAGATAGCCTTAATATAGGACAACATGCTGTTGATACTCAATGGGGTGAAGTAGCTAAAAATACTCGCAAGCGTATGCTTGAAGGCCTTAAGACTACAACAATGCGCCTTGACGAGAATACAGGTGAGGCATATGATCTAGAAGATCGTAAGCCAACTCCATCAGGTCGTGTTAAGCCTGCACGTAAAGCTAACCCTAAGTATTTAGCTGCGGATGTTCAACGTCAAAATGAAGATCTTGCAACCTTTACTGAGGCAGATCGTCGTAACTCAGGCATTATCCGTAACGATGACAAACTAGCTGAAGAATCATTTAACGACCGTGAAGCAAAATCTGGTTCAACACTTCGTTCAGTAAACGGCTACACATATGATCTTAGAGAATTTTCTAATAACGGTGATATGGATCCTCTTGAAAAGGGCGGACCAATGCGCCAAGAGCGCCCTTCTACTCACGATCTAGAACAAGAAACTTGGGGCGACTCATTAGAGGACGCTAGAGAAAAAGGTCGTGCTAAAGGAAAAACTTATAGGCAAGTCCCCCCTGCACCAGTTCAATCTGGTCCATCTAGTATTGTTCCAACAAAGCCTTTAAATAGCAAGATGGCTGAAACTAGGGAAGAAGAAGTAGAGCCAGAAGAGAGCGCTGAAGATACTGCTCAAAGAGTACAGCTCAAAGAAGTACGTGAATACGAACAAAAGAGCAAGGGCCCAACTAAGGTTGAATATGGCGATACTCTTTCTGAAGCTAACAAGCGTAGTAAGTTTGGCCCACGTAAAACAAGAATTGAAGAACGTCCAGTATATGAGCGTCCAAAGGCCTACACTGAAGGCGATATTGATGAATCCGCCGCATACGAAGGTGACTGGAAAAAGAATTCTAAGACTGGAAAAGTTGAGCGTATTGATACAGGAAAGCTTAAGCCAGGATATGATGATCCTAATAGCATTCTAAGTACAACTATGCGTGAAGAAGACCTAGAGGGTCCTGCAGCCCCTGCTGGAACTAAAAAGGTTAAAGTTATTTCTCCACGTGAGTCTCTTCCATATGACAAGCCAGAAGTTACTAAGCCTGGACATGTAATTCCACCAATCATGATTGACACTTATACAAGTGGAGAATCTGATGAAGGTAAAACTCTTGAAGAGATCGAAGAGGCAGATAGCAAGAAAAATAAGAACCTTATTCCTCCTCTAAGTACTACTGTTTACGATCCTAACAACATGCCAGGAAAAAACACTACCGGTAGAACTCCTCAACGCCGTGCAGTTCAAGCGGCTATTCGTTCACAGCGTGCTGCTGATCTTGCTGCTGAAGGCAAGACTATGACTACGGTTCGCCCTGAAATCATGGATTCTGCAAAAGCTCTTGCAAAAACTTCTAGGTTTGGCATTACTGATGAATCATACTTTGACACACCTGAGTTTTTGGATCACCCAGCTATTCAGGAAGCCACCATTGCTCACGCAACCGGTACTCACCATGACTTTAGCTTAGTTCAAAATGCTTTGGGTAAGGTTGCTCCAGAAGCACAACGTCGTAGAGAAGCATGGTATAAAGTTGCACAACGCAAGTTAAATGGAAAAGCTGAAAAAAAGAAGGGTGAGTTTGAAGTACTTCAATCTCTAGTTGGTAAAGGACGCTCTATTACCGGAGTTACAAGAAATATTGAATCCGGTAAAAAAGCAGGAATTACCATTAATGGTCAATCTCCTACACTTGCTGAGCCAGCACCTATTGCAGATGTAAGAACCCCCACACGTGCAGCTGATCGCAGAACGCATGCAAATACTGCGGCTAACCTTATGTTCCAGCAACAGCAGGCCGCAAGAGACGTTCATAAGCAATTTACTCAGAATCCATTAAGCACTACAACAATGCGCCTTAATGAAAGCACTGGCGAGGCGTATGATACTGATAACGAAGAAGAGCTATTGGCTAATACAGCAAACTCTTCTGGTGGTACTACAGCCGGTATTGCTCCTGCAGGTTCAGATACCGTTACTGTTAGCAACAGGAACAAACCTGGTGTGGCTCCGGTAACTCGTCCATTTAACCCTGTAGAACTTAGGAATAAAAAGAATGTGCCATCTGTAGATGATTCCCGTACCGGTGCTTTAGGATCTACAGGAACAACATCAGTTTCAGTCCCAAGAAATTCTGAAAATTATGCAGACACTATTATGCAAAGACTTCAGGCTGGTAAAAAAGACTCTGACGAGTAGTAGGGTTTAAAATGTCACGTTTAGAGGTTTTTACCCCACAACCTGTTGAGAATAAAATGCCTGCTAATCTTCGCTATAAAGCAAGAGAGGCTGCCGAATATCTTACTGGGTTGAAGCCTACCCAAGCTGATGACTCACACGTTATCACACGTCAAAAGTATGGCCGTTCATCAGGGACAAATAACTAATGGGACGCTCTCGTAAAGAACTTCACTATGGATCAAGAGATGGCGATGGCAGAATTATTCGTAAGTCTGTAACCGACCGTAGCTCTAAGTCTGCACGCCCTTGGAATGATCCAGAGGTAGTTGATGCTTCTGAGCGTTATGGCAAACCATTTTCCAGCTTTAAAGGCGTTGTATCCCACGAAAACGCTCTTGAAGGCATGGGATCATTAAATGAGTCAGAACGTATGACTTGCAATTTTTGTGGTAGATTTAAGTCACATCCAGATCATGAAGGGCACTTCTAATGTCAAAATCACCAGCATGGCAGCGTAAAGAAGGACAGAATCCTAAAGGCGGTTTAAACGCTAAGGGTCGTGCTTCTGCTAAAAAAGAAGGACACAATCTTAAAGCACCAGTAAAGTCTGGTGATAATCCACGTCGTGCTTCATTCCTAGCACGCATGGGAAATGCATCGGGGCCAGAGCACAAGCCAAATGGTGAGCCAACACGTTTGTTGCTCTCATTACAAGCTTGGGGTGCATCTTCTAAGGCTGATGCTAAAAAGAAAGCTGCTGCTATCTCTAAGCGTAATAAAGGTAAGAAGAAGTAATGGCTAAAAAAGTTTGGGATACTCCTGACCCAACAAAAAAGGATAAGAAGCTTTCACTTAAGAAAAAAGCTGCTGCTAAAGCTCGTGCTAAGGCTGCAGGTCGTCCATACCCTAATCTTGTAGATAATATGAACGCTGCAAAGAAAAAGGGCAAATAATGGCTACTAAGAAAAAAGAAGTAGCTGGTGGCAAAGAATATAAAGGATCCGCTGCTAATGGCGGCCGCAAAATTATTGTTGAGCACTACAAGGATTCACACGGTAAGTGGCACACTACCTCTAAGAATGCTGCTAAGGCTAAATATGAAAAGAAGCATGGCAAGCTACCTAAGGGAACTGACGTAGACCACAAAGATAATAATCATGATAATGATTCAACCAGCAATCTGCGCCCGCTCAAGCATGGCAAGAATACTGCCAAGGAGAACAGGCGCAGAGCCGGAAAGAAATCTTAGACCGAGGGTACTGCTTTCAACCAGTATTGAACCACTCCATTATATTGCTGGTTTGTTCCAGCTTTCCATGCTGTCCAGTTTTTGCCCTCAGCAGACATTTTAAAGGCTACTTGGGCGTTGGTTACAGGATCATATAGGTCAGAGGCTGAACTAAGCTTATATTGGCTTATACGGGCTTTTAAAGGCCCATACAGGTTCACTTGGAAGAGACCGTAGGAATTATCCCCGGTACGGGCATTGCCGTTGTGGGATAGGGGGTTTCCATGGGACTCCTTCATAGCAACTGCCCAAGCTGTTTTTAAAGCTTTTCCTTTAAAGCCGGTTAGGCGTAAAAGGTCATAAAGCTGCTCTTGGGTTAGCTTATGCATCTTGGAGTATTTCATTATGGGGCTCACGCACATGGGAGCTACCTTTGCTTTTACAGCATTAGCTGTTTGTGTAAATGTATTTGTTATGACCAAGGTAAAGGCCATAGCTATTACAAATAGTTTACGTTTTCCATTAAATGTCACACTATCTCCTAGGCTAGAGGGCCAACCCGAATCTTTTATCTACTGTCACTAGATAAAAAATAGCCCAGCGTCTGTCTGCCGAGCTAGTTGCAACCCTTTTGTTACGTAGTTAGTGTTAGGGAGGTTTATTTCCCTATATCTATCCTAGCAGTAAATACAGGGTTGGTGCAACCGCCAAACCAAAATATGGTGTAAGATATATCACATAAAAGTAAGGAAAAGGCATAAATATGGCAAAAACAGTAAAATGTATGAATTGCACTGATGATGCATACTATGGAGTTGACAATCCTGGGGCTAACTATCAAACTTTCTGCAAGGTTCATCTACCACCCTTTTTAACAAAGTTTGCAAACCCAAACGACCTACATCCGATGATTAAGATCATAGCTAAGAATGTAAAATGAGAATTGTACAGAGGGTAGTAACAAAGCAGGGGCATCCAGTACCGTCTAGCTCTCATGCTCCTCGTGGACCATTTCCACCCGAGTTGTTTATAGAGCCAGAAATTATTACAGATTACACACCATTTGATGAAGAACACCCACGTGGTGCCACAGCACAGAACGATTTTAAATCGCCTAAGCTATTTCGATGTTCTATCTGTGCTGTGATAGTATTAGAGAATGAAGTGCCAGATCACTGGTGCGATGGGGCGGATGAGGAAGATGGCGCAAACACATGATGTTGGGAAGTTTTACTGGCATTTAATGACGTACCCAGTAAAACCACCCGTAGTAATAGAACGAGCAGAAACCCAAGAGATTGATGGTCAGTATCGTTTTGGCAAAGGTTGGTGCTTACGACTTCCTTTAACACGCAGATCTGTAGTTGTTGGTAAATGGATAAAGTCTTACACAGAAGGTGAAGCCCTAACTATTGCCATAAATGGTAGAGGTATGAAGCAAGACGAAGTTGATTGGGATAAAATCAGATATGGGGCAGAAGATGAAGATCTTTAATCGTAAAAGCAAAACTACAAAAGAATTAACAAAGGTTCAACGCAGAGTAAATTCCTTGCCTACTCAAGAGCTACTTACCTGGACAGATCAAATTATGTACTCGGTTGGTCGTAACTTGTCTGCTTGGCAAAAAACTCAGTACAAAGACAATTTAGCAGAGGCAAAACTTGGAGCAGAATCTTTAAGCGCTATTTTAGATACCTTAAGTGAAAGACACGGCCTGTGAGCGAATCCCAGTTTGATGAGTTAGAACCGGAAGATTTTGACGAAGATGGCAATGTCCTGCCAGAAGAGGTTGAAGACGACGGTTTAGATGAGCTCTCTAAGGAGTTTGTTAAAGCTCTTGTAAATAAAATCATGGACTTTCAAAAAGTTCTTGTCGGCCATGAGCTGCACCCATATCAGACACCTCTAGCTAGAAGGTTGATAGAGTCAGTCATTATCAATGACGGTGAAGAAATCACAGCTCTTGCCTCTCGTCAGAGTGGTAAGTCAGAGACCATTGCTAATACAGTGGCCACACTCATGGTTATCCTTCCACGCCTTGCAAAGATGTATCCAGAGCTACTTGGTAAGTTTGGTGATGGAATTATGGTGGGTATGTTCGCACCGGTTCAATCACAGGTAGAAACCCTATACGGCCGTACAGTATCCCGCCTTACTAGCGAATCAGCCCTAGATGTTCTTGGTGATCCTGAAATTGACGATATGGTAGCTAAAACACCTGGCGTAGTAAGGAACATCCGACTTAAGAACTCAGGCAGTAGCCTTATGATGATGACAGCAAACCCTAGAGCTAAAATTGAATCTAAGTCCTTCCACCTAATTATTATTGATGAGTGTCAAGAAGCTGATGACTTTGTAGTGGCCAAATCAATTGCCCCTATGGGTGCTTACTACAACGCTACTATGGTTAAGACCGGTACACCTACTACACACAAAAACAACTTCTATAAAGCTATTCAGTTTAACAAACGTAGGCAAACAGGTCGCAATGCCCGTCAGAACCATTTTCAATGGGACTGGAAAGATGTTGCAAAAGTAAACGCTAACTACGAAAAGTTTATTAAGAAAGAAATGCTGCGTATTGGAGAAGACTCAGACGAGTTCCAACTCTCCTATAACTGTAAGTGGTTGCTAGAACGTGGTATGTTCGTAACATCCAGTATCATGGAAGACTTAGGCGATACCTCGCAGGAACTTGTAAAGTCTTGGCACCGTTCACCAGTCGTAGTGGGAATTGACCCAGCACGCAAGATGGACTCAACTGTAGTAACTGTTGTGTGGGTAGATTGGGATCGCCCTGATGAATATGGATACTATGATCATAGAGTATTAAATTGGTTAGAACTGCAGGGAGATGACTGGGAAGAACAATATTTCCAGATACAACAATTTCTTGGAGCATACGATGTGCTTGCTATAGGAATTGACGCCAATGGTGTTGGTGATGCAGTGGCCGGAAGATTAAAAGTTCTTATGCCTCGTGCTGAAGTAATTCCGGTTACATCAAGCCCTACAGAACAATCTAAGAGATGGAAGCATCTCCAAGCGTTAATTCAACGCCAGATGGTCTCATGGCCTGCCCATGCTAAGACTCGTCGCCTACGTATTTGGAAAAAGTTCTACCAGCAAATGACGGATGCCGAAGTTCAGTACAAAGGCCCTAACTTTTTGGTAGCTGCTCCAGATGAAGCCCACGCCCACGATGACTTTGTGGACTCTTTGGCTTTAGCATGTTCCCTCACACAAGAACTAGTTATGCCAACAATTGAAGTTTCGGCAAGTCCTTTCTTCTAAAAGATACACCTTTAGGCTGACTAATGCCTAAATAGAAGCGAGAATTATGCCCGAGGACCTCAATCCCAATCCTATAGGAGAATAAAAATGGCAGTAGAAAATATCGCCCCAACACCTCAGTTCCCTGAGCGTCCGGGCAACTCTTACGAACGTAAGATGTCTCCTGCAACACCAGGCCTTCGTGGCCCACTTCGTTTCGAAGAAGGTATTGCAACAGACACAGATGTACCAAATGACTTCCAACTTGGTTTGGATCAAGGTTATGACACTCCAGAAGGACGTCCTAACCACAATACAAACGTATTTGAAAAGTATGCAGATGAGACAATGCGTGAGCGTGCTCACGTCGGTTCAGCTGCATGGGTTGAAGCTCCAACATACCTAGGCGAATTCGCACAAGGTAACTTTGGAGACCACTCAACAGTCGTTATTGAAGAGGTTGTACGCAATGGCTCACGCCAGGAGCGTATGAACCCAGCTTCTGTCTTAGACTAAAAAATACGATAGACTATACTGGTCTCCAGCTCTGTACCCCTTTCTCCGGAGCTGGAGACCTCTATAGGAGGAGACAATGGCACAACCAAGTAATCCAAAGTTGTACAACATGTTATTAGCGCAAGCTAAAGCAAAGTTTCCTTCGCACAAACCAAATGGTCTAAGCTTTCCAGCTGCTAAATGGTTTGGCAATGAATACGCAAGACAGGGCGGTGGCTTTGTAGATTCAATTAAACAAGTTGATCCAAAGTTACGTGACTTTAAGCAAGAAGAGATAGAGAAAGAAAAACGCAAAAAAGCATTAGAAGAAAAAAAGAAGAAACAATCAGGTTTCGTCGTTTAAGTTGGGGGCAACTATGAAGTCAGGATGTAATCAATGAGCGGTGGTATGGATTTTTCACCTCCCAGTTATAGGGCGGCGTCATCTGATTTAACCATCTCCATTTCTCCACTAGGTCTTGTGGAACTTGCTGATGAAGAATTTGAAGTACACGGTCCACGTCTAAACCGTTACTCACTTAACTGGGCCATGTATCTTGGTCACCACTGGTCTTATCGCCGTGAAATTGGCGAATCACAGATGGTGTACAACTACTACCGTGCCTTTACAGATTTTATTATTAACTTTACATTTAGCCGTGGAGTATCATTCCGCAGCCCTGTTCAAACAGAAGCTATTATCCCTGACATCCTAAAGCGTGTGTGGGAAATTGATAACGATAAGCATGGTATTCTTTGGGAGATGGGCCAGCAAGGCGGAGTCTCTGGAGACTGCTTTGTAAAAGTAGCTTACGAAGAAGCTTATGAAGATTCTACGGGTCGTCCACATAGAGGCCGTGTACGTATTCTTCCTCTCAATGCTTCTTTCTGTTTCCCAGAATTTCACCCACACGATCGTTCACGCTTGATTCGCTTCAAGCTTAAGTACCGTTTCTGGGGCACTTCAGTAGAAGGCACCCGTCAGGTGTATACTTATACAGAAATCTTGACCGATGATCGTATTGAGGAATATATTAATGACGAACTTATTGACTCTCGTCCTAATCCTATTGGAGTGGTTCCTGTCATTCATATTCCTAACGTTAGGGTTTCTGGTAGTCCTTGGGGTCTGTCTGATTGTCACGACGTTATCACCCTTAATCGCAATTACAATGAAGTTGCGACGGACATTGCGGACATCATCAACTACCACGCTGCACCGGTAACAGTTATTACAGGTGCTAAAGCATCTGCCCTTGAAAAGGGTCCCAAGAAGGTTTGGGCAGGTCTTCCTAAGGAAGCTCAGGTCTTTAACCTTGAAGGTGGCGGACAAGGTCTACAAGGTGCTATGGAGTACCTAAAGATCATTAAGACTTCTATGCATGAAATGGTGGGAGTACCTGAGACTGCTCTTGGTCAAGTACAGCCTATCTCTAACACCTCTGGTGTTGCCCTTGCTATTCAGTACCAGCCTCTGATGAATCGCTACCACCAGAAGCTTGTACAATATCAGGAGGGCCTACGACGTATCAATGAGTTAGTTCTTCTAACTCTTGCATTTAAAGAGCCAGAGTCATTTATCTATAACCCAGAGGTTAATGGCCCAATCAAGCCAGGACAGCTTGCAAGGCTGGATCTAGCTAACCCAATTACTTATGAGTCAATTGTTCATATGCCTCCTCCACTTCCACTAGATAAGCTCATTGTTCTCAATGAAATCCAGCAGAAGATGAATATGAACCTAGAAAGCCGTGAAGGCGCTCTTCGCCAGCTTGGTGAAGAATTCCCAGATGAGAAGCTTGCCGAAATTCGTGCAGAGCTTATTGCTGATGCCAAGGCTGACGGAGCTATTGCTCTTGTCAAGCAGCAGATAAATTCAGCAATTACCTCACTTACTGGTATGATGCCTGATGGAACTCTTCCTCCTGGTGCAGAACCTGGAGATGGAACTGGCCCTGGTCCTATGGGACAACCTGGTGTCGTAACTCCATTTGAAGAGCAGACAATTACAGAACTTCAGCAAGAAATGGTTGTAGAAGCATATGGAGCTCGTGTTCCATCGCAAACTGCAAACACACAGGTTGACACACCTAACTCTGAAGAAAACCAATGATTTAGGCTGACAAATTAGCAATAATTTGTCAGGCTATATACCAAACTAACCCGCAGGTCATCGTGGCATTAAATCGGACAACGACCTCTAAACCTAAAGGAATACGCATGTCAGAAACAACATCACCTGTTGTTGATAGTGCAGTGGCTCAAGAAGCATTTGCTTCTGAAGTTAACGGCACAGCATCACCAGCACAGCAAGAAGCAGTGGCTCCTGTTACAGATTCAAAACCAGGATACACAGAAGTAGATCTTCAACGAGTTCGTGAACAAGAGAAGTCAAAGCTTTATCCTCAAATTGATTCACTCAAAGAAGAAATTAATCTACTTAAGAAGGATCGTGAAGCGCAGCTTGCAGAAGCTAACCGCATTGCGAAAGAGAAAGAAGAAGAAGCCCGTAAGAAGGCAGAATCTGAAATGGATGTTCGTTCACTTCTTGAAAAGAAGGAACAAGAATGGGCAGCCCAACTAGAAGAAATCCGTCAGGAGAATGCTCGTAAAGATGCACTTCTAGAGCGTGAGCGTCAGTATGCTGAACTTACAGCTTACCGTAATCGTCGCCTTGCTGAAGAGCAAGAGAACATTATCCCTGAGCTTGTAGATCTAATCTCAGGAAATAGTGCAGACGAAATTGAACAGAGTATTACAGGACTTAGGGATCGTTCCACTAAGATTCTGGAGTCGGCGCAGCAGGCTTTACAGTCAGCTCGTCGTGACATGAAAGGCACAAGTACAACTTTGCCTCCGACTATGGAAAACAATTCGGGACAACAACAGTTCACAGCGGATCAAATTGCCGCAATGTCGGTTACTGAATACGCAAAATACAGAGATCGTTTGTTCCCAGGAGCAAGCAATCAAAATAAGGGAATCTTCGGATAATCCAAACCCCCAATTAACTTAAAATGAATAAGGAGTAATACCGACATGGCATCAGCCGTAACAGGTACCGGCAATTTAGCCGCAGCCCCAACAGCGTACTCTGGCGCAAATAGCCAGCTTACACAAGCAATCCAGACCATCTGGTCTAAGGAAATTCTATTCCAATCAATGCCTATCCTTCGCTTCGAGCAATTCGCAGTAAAGAAGACAGAACTTGGCGTAGCTCCTGGACTCCAGATCAACTTCATGCGTTACAACAACCTCGGCTTTGCAGCTCCATTGGTTGAAGGCGTTCGTATGTCAACAAATGCTTTGACAGCGCAACAGTTCTCAATCACAGTTGCAGAACATGGTTATGCAATCGCAGTATCAGAACTTCTTCTTAACGCATCATTCGATGACGTTATGGCATCAGCTTCACGTCTTCTTGGACGTAACATGGCTCTCTACCTTGATGGCCAGGCTCGTGACACACTTATGGCTGC